CTATGAAAGATTTGATATTAAAGGCTCAATTTCAAGTGATTCTAAATACCCATTTCTACTTTCCCATGATGCTACGGCTTTAACACCATATAAGTTAGTAGCTCTTCCATGACCTCTAATAATTGGTTCAGGAAAGGGGTCGGGGCCTCTTTCCCGCATATTTTTTAAAGTACCTTTAGAAATTTTGTACCTCTGTAAAATCTCTGGGGTTGAGATATAAATTGCCATTAAATTTAGACCTCCTTTTTTTTAACTTTCATTTAGGCAACCAATTGGTATCTAAGTTGATTCATTCTGGATAAACCACGCATACGTAATTGATCAATAAAGTGTTTATCTCTATTCATCCAGGTTCTACAAAATGAAGTAAATCTTTTTTGACACACTTCATTCATTTCAAAACCTTTTTTTGTTTCTATTAGGGAAATCTTTGCCACTTCTTTGCCACGCTTCATAACGATGTATCCTTTTTTATAAGAAGGATAGAAACCACTTTCTGACATCCAAACTGTGAATGGATATGACATAGAGTCAGGGATGTACTTCATCATGTTAGAATCTCCAAATAGAATCTTTAATTTTCGCTTTGAAGAGCAAAGCTTCAGTTTCATGAAGTGATACATTTGAGAAAACTTGTATTCGTTTACCGATCACAGTAAAGGTTCTAGTTTTGCTGTTATAAATTTGAATCATTAAAGTGACTCCAACTACCGTGTACCTAGAAAGCCACGACGCATTTTGTAAGCTTTGCGGTCCGGAGAGGGAATATGCGTTTTACCGAGAATTTGACCTAATTCGCGCTTTCTTTGTCGCGAAATTTCTTCTTCCAAGTTGCGGAGAATCCATTCTCTTGAATTAAGGGTATGTTGAGAAACGGGAGTTAATACACCAGTTGCATCCACTGTATAAACACGGGTTAACGTATGCGGTGCAGCATAGACGGTGTAGCCTAAACGTACTTTATATAAATTTTGTTCTTCATCTTTACCTATATATTCACGGAATGTTGATTTATGGCCTGATTGATTATTGGAAAAATTTTGGGTTCTTTTAGCGCCACGTAAAAAATTAGTTCTCATTGTGCACCACCTAATTTAACTACACGTACTTGGACTTCAACTGGTTCGCCTGAGTTAAATTGTTCTTGCCAATGTTGTGCCTTCTGCTCACGCACTTGGGCTTCTGCATCACATGCATAAAGAAAGGCAATTGCTAATGCACTAAAAATAAGAAAACATAAAAAATACGGCCATTTACTATCTTTTTTAAACTTTAGATCCTGTGCTGACGGATGCTGATAAAGCTTAGAAGTAGCAGGTTTATTTGTTTTATTCCCACTAAGTTCAGGTACAAAACAAATAGGGGTAGATGGGGCAGATTGACTGCCTATATATTTCTGATTCATAATAATTCGCCTTAATACGCACAGTATTGGTAGGAAAAAGCCCCGATAGCCGTCCAAAGTTTTCTGGGCTTTTTTCATTTCTAAGCTTTTACTTCAAAAAGCTGCTCAGTATGTTTAGCAAATAGCGATACATCTCCGCCCGTATTTAGATACATGGGCGTTTTATCTCTATGCTCTTCCACACATTTGCCTTTAGGAAGCGGGGCATTCGAAACTAATTTATGTTCAACGGTTATGTTGTTGTGACCAGCACCTTTAGTGAACTTAAGTTGAATTGTAATTACGCCAGCTTTTTGAGTTTCCATTGCAGCAGTAGCAACTTTACTGACTGCATGACTTAGTTGTTCAGCAAATTCCCCGCCATCTATGTCATTAATGAATTCTTCGCAATCTGTAGGGCGTAAATCAATCATCTATTTATTCACCGTTAGATGTGTTGGTGAAATTATTATGCATAAGTGCATAACGTAATGCAATACTGCATTATGCAATTGTGCATTATTTTTTGAGTGTTTATCAATTGGCATAAAAAAACCGCTACAAGAGCGGTAAATTAAAATGAAAGTTAGAGTATTAATTTAAAAAGTTAATTTACTAAATTAATAGACTAAATCTTTAAATTTTCAACTGTAAGCTTAAGCATTTTTGCTAATTCCATGTCAAAACCGTGTAAGGCATTCTTAATGACGTTCCCTGCCATATCATGGTTTTCAAAATGATCCATTGTAAATGCTTGAGTTACAAGAGGATGATGCTCATTAGAGAGTTCTTTTATATTCATTAGAATCGTTGCAGCCATGTTAGGTGATGACCTTACAACCTCTTCAACAAATGTTGTGAGTAATGCTTGTCTACCAATCAAATCAGCGGTGTTCTGTACATTATTCTTCATAACTTATCGTCTCACCTTACGACCTTCCGATTTCCACCAGTATTGACCAATGATTTGTACATTTTCAGCTTCAATACGAGCTGGTGAGTAATATTCATCAGGATATTTAACTTTATCTGTATTACGAGATACAGCTTTAAAGCCACCTCTACCTTGTTCATTCCATTCAAATAACATCTTGATTTTTAATTCATCGCCTCTTAAAAAGGCATAAATTTCACCATCAAAAATTCTTTTTGCTGAAGTATCAATAGATATTCGTTGCCCTGGATAAAGGTCTGGCACCATGCTTTCACCATCAACAACGATGACTTTTGCACAGTCTGGTTTCACGTCATATCTTCTAATTTCATTTACGGGAAATAAAAATTTATGTGGGCTTTGCTGCTCTATATTCAAGTATCCACCTCCGGCACTAACTTTAATTTCACTATAGAAATCAATAGCTACATAACCATCAGGGATGGGGTCACCTTCTTCATATAAATGAATTTCGGTATCGTAAATTTTATTGTTATCAGGACCTGGATTATGTTGATTTTGATTTCTTTCTAATAAAGATAAGTCTTTATCAAATAATTCATTAACAGTAACGCCTGCCCATTTAGCAATAGGTTCTAATGTAGAGCGTCTAGGATCTTTAGTAATTCCGTTCAAAATGCGGAAAACAGTCGATTGCTTAATCTCTGGATTCTTTTGCTCAAGATCATTTGGATTTGTTTCATGTTTATTAAGCAAGTATTCAAGATTCGATTTCAGGTAATTCATAGATTTCACCAGTAATTCCGCGAATCCATTTTATGCGCAAACGCATAATTTGGGGAAAATAACTCACTTATGCATTGACGATAATGCAAATATGCATAATAATTTGCATAAATCGGTCTAGACGTAAGAGCTAATTATGACACTTAAAGAAAAAATCCTTTTTTTAACAAGCACTCGTGGGTTTACCCAACAACAAGTAAGTGAGGAAACCGGGATTGAACAAAGTTCAGTTTCTCGGATTTTAAATAACACCCAAAAAAATATTGGATATGAAAAAGGTGTGGCATTAGATGCTTTCGTAAATCGTGAAAGGAAAAATGTCCAATCCAAAACTTCTTAAAGGTTTTCTCACTATATCTATGTAATGAGGTATGTATGGCTGAAAAACTTTTAGCAAATGCTTCAGCAAAATTATCTTTAGAAGAAAAAGCAAAGATGGAATGGATTGCCAAGTTAGAGGGCAAGAATTCTCTATCAAATCTCATCCGCTCTATGTGTAAGAAAAAGATTTCAGAAGTAGAAGGTGAGATGGCTAATAAAAGCTCTCTAGACGTAATTAAAAACATTTGCACAAGAAAAATCTCAGAAGCAGAAACTGAATACGAGTTTCTCAGAAATGTTTTTATTGGGTCAAAACAAACCGGGTATACCGAAGATACCTTTGAATTAGTGCCTTTACGGGCCGAAAAATCACGGCATTCAAATGCATGTGACAAATCAGTCCAGCTGGATCTTCTTAGCTGGAAATAAAAAACCATTTCCTGCGCCAACAGGAAATGGTCATGGCAGTTCAAAACCTTGGAAGAAATGAACGTGAGTAATTTAGCAAATCATCCTTGCTCAGGCAAATGCACTGATTTTAATGAAGAACAGTGCTCGACTTGTCTAATCAAACAAGATGCCCCGCATCAAAACGTAGAACTTCAAACCGATGAAGACAAATTTCTCAATCGTGCTTTATCAGCACAAAGGGAGATTTCATGACTTCTAAAAAGGTTTGGCCGTTTGGAACTAACCATACAGATTCTGAAGGTACACCCTGGAAACGGGACGATCAGAACAATTGGTGGTTTTGGCAAGAAAACTTTGGCTGGGCACGTTACGTGGGGCTGGTGAATAAAGCTTTCTTAAATTCTCGTTTTGAAGTGGGTACAGATCAGTGATTTTTGAATTAATAAACCTTAGTGATAAATGTACATTTGAAGCATCAAATTTAAAAATTGCTGCGATAGTTACGTGTGTACTTGGAAATGGACAATATTCAGCGAAGGGAATACAGCATGATTTAGATGTTCCGTTCTTTCTTTTCGGAGGACATGAAGAGTGGTTTGTCTCTAAATTTGGAACAAATTTTGAAGAAACACTTATCCAAGTTCGAGATGCAGAAAAACAAGATTTAGTGGATAGCTTTAATAGCGTTTTATTAGGTTCATACATTGACCGGACAGCTTATTTCAAAGCTTATAACTTAATTAAAGATCCAGCTGAACAAAACAAATGGCGTAGACAATGGTTAGATGAACGCCGCTCATCTTTTAACAACATTTGTGAACGTGCTTGGAATTATGCTGAACAGATGAGCTTGTATAAGCCAGCTCAGGAAGGTGAAGCATGAGAGATCGTTTTTACATCGCATGCTTTAGGGATAATGTCGGTCCTAATGTAAGTTTTCATCGTCATCAATTTGCAGGCTATCACACTGATATTGATCAAGCATATGTTTGTACATTTGACGAAGCACAACGTCATTTCAATCAAGCCAGAGAGTTCGAACGTCCTATTTCTGCTGATCATGTTGATGCATTAGCTGTATGGAAAGTTGATCATCAAACTTTGCCTAATAGCACTCAAATTATTGATGGTGTTTTTGGTTATGCTGTTTTCGTTCAAGGAAAATATTCGGGAAATGATGTCTATTGGTTAAATAAAGGTACTTATGACATAGCTACTGATTTTGAAAAAGCATCTTATTTTTCCAAAGACGAAGTAAATCAACTAGGTGGAAAGTATGTTGCTATTCCTTTTTCTTTAGCTGAGAAAGCAAAGCGTAGAACTTTTGATTTTGAGCAATATAACCCACGGATCATGACTCAGGGCGCGGGCTTAAAAATGCCTGAGCACCTTAAAAGAGCCAAGAGAAAAGTCAAAAATCCTCAAACACGATTTAACTGTCCAAGTTGTGGAAAAATCGTTTGGCAACACAACCCCTATGACTTTGATCACTGTGATCATTGTGGGCAAGTGGGGGACTAATGCATGAACAATAAGGTATTTTTTGAAACTTCACGGTTATTTAAAACCCAATATGGTTTGAATTTTTCCGAGAAAATTATTGTTGATTTTTTTGCTGGTGGAGGCGGAGCCAGTACAGGTCTAGAAATGGGGCTTAACCGTCCGGTCTATGTAGCTGTAAACCATAATCCTAAAGCTGTTGCAATGCATGAAGTAAATCATCCTCATACGATCCATTATGTTCAGGATGTTTTCGCAGTTGACCCCGTTGAGATTTGTGACGGTTATCAAGTTGGTTGGTTTCACGCGAGCCCGGATTGTACCCACCATTCACAAGCAGCTGGTGGTCAACCGCGGAAAAAAGAAATTAGAGATCTTGCATGGGTTATCCCAAGATTTGCAGGGAAAGTAAAACCGGATGTTATTAGCATGGAAAATGTTCGCCAGATGCTTAATTGGGGACCATTAATTGCAAAACGTGACAAAGCAACAGGCCGTGTTGTAACCCTTGAAAAAATTGAAGTAAATGGAAAGCTGGTAAATCGTATTGCAGAGCCTGGTGAAGTTGTACCAAGAAATTTACAGTTCTTGATCCCAGATCCAAAACGTATTGGTCAAACTTGGAAACGATTTATTAAGACATTAAAGGGTCTTGGGTACATTGTTGAATGGCGTGCAAATATTGTTGCTGCTGATTTTGGAGCGGGAAAAATTCGTTCACGATTATTTTTAATCGCCCGTTGTGATGGCAATCCAATTGTTTGGCCTGAACAGTATTTTGCAAAACAACCTAAGGCTAAACAGAGTAAGTGGATTCCTACGGCATATTCTATTGATTGGTCTGATTTAGGTAATTCCATTTTTAATCGTCCGAAAGGACCACTTGTTCCAGCTACACTTAAACGTTTAGCGAAAGGTTTGAAGCGATTTGTGATTGATGCTGAAAATCCATATTTCGTCAATTCTTCAACTCCATTTATTTGCCGTGATTTTAATACAAGCATAGGTCATAACATTACTGAGCCTCTTGCAACCACAACTGCAAGCTATGGTGGGCATAGTCAACTTGTGTGTCCAATTTTAGCCCCGTTTCTAACTGAATTTGCCAATTCATCTCAACAGCGTAATTGGTCTATAGATCAACCACTATCAACGATTTGTGCACAAGTTAAAGGCGGCCATCATGGTTTAGTAACTGCAAAACTAAGTAAAGACGATTTCGAGGGTGCTTTACGAGTGGCGACCTTCTTGATTAATTATTACGGCAATGGTGATGCAAGAGACATCACTGCACCTATGGATACCTTAACGACCAAAGATCGACTTGCATTAGTCACTGTATGGATCAAAGGAGAGCCTTGGGTAATTGTTGATATACGTTTGCGAATGCTTAAGCCAAGAGAGCTTTATAAAGCGCAAGGTTTTCCAGATTCTTACATCATCGATCCGATTTATTGCGGCAAACCGTTGTCAAAAAAAGACCAAGTACATATGTGTGGCAATAGTGTTTCACCTTTGCCTATGGCTGCAATTGCTCGAGCGAATAATCCCTTTTCAAATACAAACAAAAATGAGGCAGCTTAAGAAATGGCAAGATCTAGAAATATTAAGCCCTCATTCTTTATGAATGAAGACATTATTGAATTACCTTTTGAAGCTCGTTTGTTATTTATCGGGCTATGGATACTAGCAGACCGTGAAGGTCGTTTAGAAAATCGACCTAAGAAAATCAAAATGTCTTTATTTCCTGCAGACGATATAAACGTTGCAGAACAGTTAGAGAACATTTCGAAGTTCGGTTTTATCGAGTTATACAACGCGGATGGTATTGATGTTATCCAAATCGTTAACTTTGTTAAGCATCAAAACCCACACGGCCTAGAGAAAGATAGTGAACTACCAAACCGTAATGGTATCTATACTGTGTACTATCGTAATCCCAAAAACAAAACGATTGTAGGAAAGCCAATTCAGTTAAATAAGAATGATTTGAAGCATTTTTACGATAAAACAGGTCCATTTGCCCCTCAAAATACTGGTTCTGCTGTTGAAAACAGTTATCAAGATAACGAATCGAATCAATCAAACACTAATGGGAACGCGCAAGAACAGTTAGATAACGGTTCTAACACTGTTTCTATCTCAGACCAAAACGCCCTGAATCCTGAATCCTTTAATCTGAATCCTGATTCACTGAATCCTGAATCCTTTAATCAGAATCCAGAAGGTAATAACAACTCCGCCGTTTGCGTAGTTGATTCATCGACTCAAGCAAAATTTAGTTTCAAGAGTGCTTTGAAAAAAAATGGTGTACCTGAGAAAGACGCTGCTGAGTTCTTGCAAGTTCGTAAAGCGAAGAAAGCTCAGAATACCGAAAACGCTTTTGACGCACTTTTGAATGAAGCCCTAAAAGCAGGAATCACCCTTCAGGAAGCGGTTGAATATTGTTTGAAAAGACAAAATCCATGGGGAGCATTCAAAGCTTCTTGGTACCAAAACGAAAATCCCGAAATGACTACTGGTCATGAGCAAAACCATCAATCATTACCACGCAACGTAAATGAACAATGGGGAGCACCAAAACAATATGAACCAGTAACTCACACAGAAGTGAAGGGTGGATTGATATGAACGCAATGCCTCAGAAATTGGATTATAAAATTACTCAAACAAATCAGATTTGTACGATACACAATCAACACATGATCAATGTTCACGGTCGAATCGTTTGCCAGTCATGTGTTGAGGAAACCATGCAGCAGTCAAATGAAAAATATGAAAGTGAGAAGAACAAACGTATTTTGACTTTAAAAATGGCTCGAGCTGGTATTCCTAAAAGACATGTAAATAGCGGCTTTAGTAACTATGCGGTCAGTCACAAAGGACAAGACAAAGCTCGTAAAACTTGTGAAAAATTCACTATGGATTTCAATGCACGAGTTTTTAGAAATTTACTTCTTGTTGGTCGCACTGGTACGGGTAAAACCCATCTTGGTTCATCAATTCTGAAAAATATCATCATTAAAAACTGGGAAGCTATTTACATCACGTCTGCAGACCTAGCTGAAGATATCGCTGGTGCTTATCGCCGTAGCGGTGATAGTGAAGATGAAGCGCTAAAACGCTATGTGAAAAAAGATTTATTAATTATTGACGAATACGGTTTACATGACCGTGCTGAAAAACGTCCTCAACTGCTTGAGAGTGTTCATAAGGTTCTACTCACTCGTTATGACGAGTTGAAGCCAACAGTAGTGATTTCAAACCTAAGTCTTTCTGAGGTCCGCGAAGATCTTGGGGATCGACTATGGTCAAGATTTCAGCATGATGGCTTAGATATTGTGGAATGTGATTGGGATGATGCTCGTATAGGTGGAGGTAAAGCACAGTGAACGCATTTGTTGATATGAAAAAATCGGAATACGCATTAGTTGCTTACTCAAACGTTGCAGCTAAATCAAAAGAGCGTAAAGCTTTAGAAAAAGCAGTTAAAAAATGGTTAAAAAAACCAGGTAATAAAATTAAAAAAATTACCTCTGATGAAGTTGAAATTATTGCAGTTACTCATGGTACAGCATCAACGTATAAACGAATGGGTTGCCGTTGTGAAATTTGTGTTACTTGGGCCATTTCATCAGGTTTTGTAAAAACGAAGCCGAAGTCTGAAATAAAACGTGGTCCAGATGAGCGTCAATTGCGTATACAGGCACAAAAACAAGGTTTAGATAGGTTTGCTCAGGTATTTAAAGAAGACTGGCAGTTACTAGCATTTGAGATCGGGTACGCGATTACAGCTTTTCAACTTGAACGGGTTTATCAAGGTAAGTCTGAAATTAATCAATATTTCACATGGAAGTATGTGAAGAAAGTTGCTGACCAATTAGTTACTGAAAAGTTAAAAGCTGATAGGGGGTAAATTTATTAATTAAGTTTAAAATAAGCTCTTCTTTTGAAGAGCTTTATAGAAGGTATACTGCACAAGATAATTTAAATTGGTTTACATATATGTTAATTCTTGAACAATTTAAGCAAGCAGATCTTTCTGAAAAAATTGCTGCATTCACGAGTACAGTTATTTTGATTGGTATTTCTTATAAATTAGGATACTACTTTACTAAATCATTAGATAGTTTATGGATAATTCAGTTTTTTAATATTTTTGATTTGGCATACGCTTCATTAAGACTGCTAATTTTATATTTTTTAATTCTTGTATTACATGACAAAGTTTTTGTAAAAGGTAGTGGAGAAAGAAATATTATTAAATTTGGAATTGGACTAATGATAATATGTCTTTACGATATATACGAAATAATAACTGAAAAAGTTGCTTTTGGTTTTTTCTTTTCAGTATCTCTTTTTTTTGGAATTTTTTTTGCATTTTCAATGTACAATACTAGAGATTTTGTGAAATATATAAGTATAACGTTCTTGATTGTAGTCATTCCTTTTCTACAGGGTATTTCGGATATCCAAAAAAATATACATCGTGCCGATTTACCAAAAGTTTTAATTAAGGAAAGCAAGCCAAATGAGGATTGGAGATTTTTGGATAAGGCAAATGATAAATTAATACTACTTAACCAGAACAACCCAAAAGAAATTAAAATTGTTGGAATGGATGAAGCCAAAAAATTCACAAATAGTAGAAATATAAAATGAGTGTTAAGATCATATATTAATAAAACTGAGCAAATAAATGAAAATATGTATTGGCGGTGATCTCGACGGACAGGTTGTTGAGAAAGATGTTTATTCATTTAAAGCTGCTGAAATTGATCCAGAGAAAAAGTCAGAGTATTTCATTCAAAGTTATATTCTTGGAGATAAGCGATTAAGGTTTTGGATTTGTTTTGATATAGATTTTCATGAAGCCTCACAAATCGTTGAAAAAATGATGAGAACAAAACATTAAAAAATATATTGATTAGATACGATTTATATTTTATATTATGTGAACTAGTTATCGCTTTAGTTTTTGTAAGTTTATAGTCCGCAACTTCCCCAAGGTGCGGACTTTTTTTAATATTAAATTATAGTTAATCTAGCTAAATTATATTTTTTTAATACCTCATAGTTAGTTAATTCTTTTAATTGCAAAAATCCAGCCCCATTTCTCCATTGGGGAAGATATACCTCTCCCCAACCACCAGCATCTTTACTTTCATAGATAGTTTCAATAAAGCTTAAATCTTCAAATTTAAATAATTTAACAAGCTCATCATATTTAGATTTTTTTTCAGCCTTAGAAAAAATTGTTAATGGGCGGGGTCTCCAACCTTTATTAAGTGCTAAATGAGGCCACCACATTATATGTGTTTTACTTTCTATAATTGTTATTGCAGCTGATTTAAGATAAAGAATTATATCTATATCAACTAAATCATCAAAAGTCACAATTTCGTTATCAATATTTAATTTTAGAAATTCACTAATAGGTTCAATTTTATCTGGGTAAATTCTTTTAAGATAATTAAGACATTCTGAAGGTGCGAAAATCTCAAAACTTGTAGAACGTTCCCTAGAGTGAACTTTTAAATGCTTTGGAGAGTAGATATAAATTTCTTCAAGTAAATCTTCTATAGCTGAAAGTTCATCATTTTTTAGATAGACTGCTAATGTGGAAGTAAATATTTGATAAATAATTGATTCAAAAAGTGAAATATTTGCTATGGAGTATGATTCATTAGGTTCAACTTCTAAAAACTTTAAAGATAATTCTAGAAATTTTTTAAAATGTTTAAAATGTTTTTGATCAGGGGCGTGGATACATAAAGAATTTAACAGGTGTTTATATTCTCTTATATGTGGTTGAACTAAATTAAAGTTTTTTAGAAGTGCTTTTGAAGCAAGTTCTTCATCATTTTCAGTAATAATTAATTTATCTAACTCACTTAGAAACTTATAAAGATAAGTATTGATTAAACCGCTAATATTCGATTTGCCTTTTTCGATTGCATCTAAAGCAAAACGGTATTCAGTATTAGTTCGTAAGGAAGTATCATTGGCATCTTCAGTTATGTAACTAGGTCTTTGACCTGATCTCTTTGGACGCTCATATTCAAATCTTCCATATATCCAACGGACAAGTTGTTCAAATTGATTTGGAAAGTTATCTGAGTCAGATAGGTCTAAATATATTCTACTTGAGTAAAATACAGGTGGTTTTGCCCCAGGTTCAGCGATAACTGCAACAATATCTTTAGTTTCTTTTCTAGAGTAAAGTTCTTGAGATAGAATTGTTGATTCTGTTCCAACACCACCTGATCGATTATTTGCTCTTTCTGTATACTTTTGATCAATAACCATAATAATTTTAGTAATACTTGGATCTAAAACCATGCCCTCCATGAACGCTATTGAATCTTGTCCAGGTCTTAAATCCCATTTATCAAAAATTACATGTATATCTGCATCGTGAAGAGAATGAGCTAATTCATCTACCCATTTTTCATGCTCTGGTGTGGTCCAGCTATATGAAATAAATACTTTTGGTTTTTGATCATGTATTTCAGTCATTTTAAGTTATCTTGAAAATTAGAAGTTGTGATTAATTGTGAATAATTCACTATAAAAGAAAATAAAATTTAATCAATTTATATATAACAACTAAATTTAAAATTCATTTTTATGATTGGAACTGTATCGAACGGCACAATAACATTTAATAAATAATCATTTAGATAAAATTTAAATGAGTTTTTCCGAATGTCATCACGTTCAAAACGCCGTCAGTGGAGTGAATTTTTCTCTAATAATAAAAGACAGGAACTCTTTAAGGATTTCAGTGTTTCAACAGGTAATAACAAAGTTAAAAAGCAAAAAACTAGCTCATCTAAACATGTGCTTTTCCCGTGCCATGTTGAAAAAGAAAATGACGGTGAAAATAGTATATATAGGGGAACCACAGGCGGTGTTATCATTTCTGGTAAGCAATACATCACAATCAAATTGCCTTATGGATTAAGCGCTAACGAGATTTGGCGGGCTACAATTGATCAGAATGGAAAGCAAAGAAATAGTCTTTCATTAGGTGCTAAAAAGTATAAAGACAAGGTTCAAAAACAATATGGACCTATGTTTAGAGCACTTAAGTTAAAAGCTATCGATCAACTTTGTGAAATACGGTTAATTGTTCAACCACCACTTAAAACTCGTTCTTACAGTGCTAAGACATATCCACGATTTGATATTGATAACTATCCCAAACTTATTATTGATAGTGTCAAAGGTGATGGCTTGTTATTCAAAGACGACAATATTTTCATAAGTGAACAAATTAAGCTGGCAGAACCATGTGAAGACGGTTGTGTCTGGCTTTCTTGTGTTTTTACAGATGAAACTGATTGGTTATCTAAAACTGTAGATTTTGATTGGTTAGCTGGGAGAAGCATTTAAATGGCGAAAAAGAGCGATTTGCAACGTCGAGTACTTATCGGTAGAAAACTTGCAATGGCGCGTGACATGGCTCAATTACGTCAAGAAGACGTAGCATTAGAAATATTCGGAACACCTCATAAGAATCGAATGAGTGAAATCGAAAATGGTAAGTTAATGCCAGATGCAGAATTATTATCTGTGCTATGCCAAAAATATGGTGTGTCTTCTGATTGGGTACTTGGATTTACTGTTGAGCCAGAGCTAGATAAAACTGCTTCTGTAGCAGGTATTTTGTTTAATAGTCTTGGCGATATGATGAGTGAATATACTCAAGCCATGGCTTTTCAATTAAGCATGGCCGCTGCACAGCACATAACGTCATTTCCAAAAGCTTTAACAGTACAGTTACTAACTGCTTCAAAAGAGCTTATTCAGGCTTGTTTATCTCAAGACCAATCTATTCAAGACAGAGTATTACCTGAATTACAAGCTTTAATGCTTATTGTTCGTGAATGTGAACAAAATAGAGCTAAACAGATCCGTAACCTAGAAATGGCTATTGATGATGTTTTCCAGCGTGACGAAAACGATTTAAAGGAAAAGGCATTGATTGACCTTATTCAAAATAAAAAGCGTTTTAGTAAGGCTTCTTTACAGCAACAAGCTATAGCGGAAGTAAAACAAATAGGTCTATTTACAGAGTAATGGATAGACACAAATGGCACGCAAGATTGAATATTCGGAAGAAATTTGGAACCGACTAAAAGAAGTCTATGAATCTTCACCTAAGATTACATGGCAAGGTTTAGTTGATCATGTTGGTGAAGAGCTCGGTTGTGAGATGCCTTCACCATCAGTAGTACGCCGTAAAGCACTTGCTGAAAAATGGAAAAAGAAAGCTAAATCTCTAGTCAAAAAGACTGCCCGAGAACTCAATAAAGAGATTAAAAAATTGACCAATAAAAACAATGGTCAAGATGAGTCACAAGATTCTGAAAATAAAGAAAAAAGTAATAGTCAAAATTCAGTCAAAAAAACGTCAAATATTGCTGAATTTAATAGTCAAAACTCAAAAAATAACAGTCAAAGCAACGGCGGTAGTTCTTCGGTCAATGAGAACTATTTAAAGTCCGCATTAGTTGTGAAAAATAACCGTATAAGAGCTCACAAATTAGGTGAGTTAATTACCGATACAATCGACAGTGTTATTCATATTAGAGATGAAGTACTTAATCTGAATAATCCAACTGAAGATGAATTGGCGCTGGTAAAGTTTAAAATGGGCTTGATTATTCAAGTGGTTGATTTGAACGTTAAACAAAGTATCAGCATTTCTAACATTGCTCGAACTGAGGCAATGTTCTGGGGATTAGATGTAGATGATCTTAAAGATCAGTCAGAAGTTCAAGCACGGCGTAGTTCTGTTATTTCGGGTGCTGAAGAAAGAATGGCAATCGCAAAAGCAAATATGAAAAAGAACAAAGAAGAAGCGTTTATGCGTAAACTCGCCCTCATAGAAGCTGGTGAAATTGAACCAGAAGATTAATAAATTAAAAAATATTAGTTTTTTTTCAGAGTTAATATCAGGTGCTTACTATAATGTAGAAAACACTAAAACTTAAGGAGATGTTCAATATGTCATCTAGCATTACAGCAGCTGATGCGGCAAAAATCGCGGGTTCAAAAGTATTATCAGTCGAAGCTATTATTGATCAGATGAATGATAAAATTATTAAGGATACTCTAGTTGGTAATAGACTTAGTAGTTTAACTTATCAAAAGGTAACAGCTGATATCACTAAGTTAGAAGAAGTCAGAATTTTATTTGAAAAATTAGGATATCAGGTAAAAATTATTACAGATAGTCCAATTGTAAATACCATTCAAGTTCAATTCTAAACCTTAGGAACTTGCTTACGCTTTAAAATTTAAAAATTGCCAAAATGCCCTATATCAGTATAGGGCATTTTTTGTTATGACAGATTCAAATCACAATAATCCAGTTTTATCTTATGATGAGCTTGGCTTTATCATTGGTATGAAACGAGTTGAAAAAAAAGTAAGTACGATTGATTCAAATATTGAAAAGATTATCGAAATTCTTACTCAAAGCTTTGAAGAGCAAAAAGCACAGTTTGCTAAGCCTCAGCCTAAACTGACTGAATTTCAAAAAATGCTTAATGCTGTCAATAATAGACCAGTATTAGACTTCGAAGATTTATTAAAAGAAAAAGCAAATCCAATCACACAGTCTTTTGTTGTAGCCGACAAGTTTGTGAAAGACTTTGCTGATGAATTAGAGCAATCAGTTAGTGACCTTAATTCAGCAAATAAAGAACGAATCAACCAGCCAAAGGTACAAAAGCCAGCTATAGAAATTAATAGTCATGAAGATTTGGGTAAGATCGTAAGTTCATCAACACCAGAACGTGATGAGAAAGGGCGTTTTGTTTCTAATCAAGAAGATGTTAAAAACCAATCCGCTATTAGCAAAGTTGCACAAACTATTACCACGGCGGTAAAAGGTGTAATGCCGAACTCACCACAAGGTGTTGATCCTACAGTTGATGCAATAAATGAAGTTAGTCACTTACTTTCACCTGTACGCCGTGCTGCTGGTTTAGCGATGCGACCATTAACAGGTTTTATGCGTAGTAGAAAACGGAATGAACCTTTACCGCGAGAACAAGAAAATCATAACCGCAAACAAATAAAACTATTGCAGCGTATAGCTGATAATTTAGCGTCTAAAGGCGGTTTGCTTGGCTCTATAGGGAAATTACTTACTACAGCCCTATCAGCAGGCAGTGGGCTGTTAGGCGGTGCCTTAGGTAAAGGAAAGAAAGGTGTAGGGAAATTAGGAAAGGGCTTGGGTAAACTTCTCAAGTTTGGCCGTGGTCTACCCGTAATTGGTGCACTTGCTGCTGGTGCATCATTGTTAGATTGGAATGAACAAAGTACACAAGAAAAGGGCGGTACAGTTGGTAGTCTTGCTGGTGGGGTGATCGGCGGTACGGTAGGATCCATATTTGGTCCAGCTGGTACCTTGATTGGTGGTATGGCTGGATCTTGGATAGGTAACCAGCTTGGTACAGCAGTTGCGCCGTATTTTAAAGAGTGGACAGATTCATTAATAGCTGCAGATGTACCAGGTATTATTAATACTGCTTGGAAAGGATTTGTAAGTTATGCATCTAATGCTTTTGATCAGGCGAAAGGCACTGCTTCAAAAGTTGTAGATGGCGTTAAAGATACTGCTGGTGATACCTTAGATTTCATTAAAGATAAATTTAACAGATTTAATCCCTTTCATGACGGCGTTCCAACATGGGGAATCGGTCAAGGCGTTTATAAGCCGGGCTTTGGTGCAAATAAAAATGTACCTGCTTATGGATCAACTATTTCTCCAATTGGTGAAAAAACTAAGGAAAAGCAACTTGCAGTTTACAATGCTATGAAGAAAGCTGGTTTTAATGATAATTGGGCTGCTGGTTTAACTGCTTCCGTTGGTCGAGAAAATGATTATCGAGATGAATATTTGTTTGGTAAACATCAAGATAAAGCTGGTGGAATAAATATGGGAATGATTTCTTGGCAAGGAGCCCGTAAAGACCGGCTTACGGCATATATGAAGGAAAGGGGATTACTTGATGCAAACGGTAATATGGTACGGAGCCAAGCAGCTTTAGATGCACAAGGTGCATTTATGAAGCATGAAATCGAAACGAATCCAGAATATGCTTCAGTTAAAGCTTATATGCAAAAAAAACCAAATGCATCAAAAGAAGATATTGCCCGAGTTCTCGGCACAAAATATGTAAGATGGGCGTATGGGCAAACAAAGCTTCGCAATGGGAAGTCATTTGATTATAGACCGCATTTAGAAAAGGAATATAAATACAGAGCTAACATTGATAAAACTGTTCAGGAACAGAAAACAAATCTACCTAGAGAAAATACCCCAGCTGTATCAGGATTGAAATCAAGTCATATTGTGGCCAATACAAAAGCTAAAGTTGCTAGTGTTTTAAGCACCCAAAAAGCTATCGTTCCCCAAGCTACTACAAAAGCAAAACCTTCATTAAATAATCAAAGTAAATTATTAACTAATGTCACGCCGTTTAAGCAACCTTTAAATACTCCTAACCCACAGGAAGTTGTTGTTGTAAATCAGAATAATGGTAACATCGGGCAGAATGTTAATGACCGTTTCCTTGCTCATGCACTTACTGGTGGCATTGGAATGTATAAGAATGAGGCTTAATCATGAAAAGACTTTTAACTATAATTGCTACTAGTTTGATGGTAACTGCAGTAAATGCTAACCCTTTAACAGAGTTTCCAAAAAATGCACAAAATGCTCAGTATCTTGCATCATGCTCAGCATATATAAATCAGTTTTTAATTATTGATCGGAAATTAGGTACAGGTGTGGTGAGTCCAAAAACTACAAATACAGCACTTACTAAAGTATTTGCATTTGGATATGCCTCAATTGCTTTATCAAATGAGCAAGAATATTCAAGGAATTACACTAAAGCTTTATTGGATATGAAAAGCACAGAAGATAAGTATTTAAATGCTGGGGCTTCTAAAATTAAAGAATATACAGATTATTTGTCAAAGCATGTAAATGAATGTGTTCCTAAATCTACTAAAACAGTTGAAACTTTGCAGGTAGAACTTACCTCTTTTATGCAAGCTATGAAACAACCTGAACATCAACCTTTGATGAAAGGAATTCAAGCAACTTTATCTATGACGAATCAAAATCACATTAATGCAAATTAATAATCCCCTATAAGTAAAAGGGATTGAGTCAATCAATCCCTTTTTTTAATTAAGAACGGTACATATCTAAGTATTTTTCTTCTGAAATATTACATAATAACTTAAAGAAGTTCTTTCTTGAGTCTGGAGTAAGCTCTTGACGAGGCAAAGGTAGAAGTTGATCTACTGCACCTACTGGCCCCCAAGTTGAAGTAAAAGGAACAGGAATATTGATAAAATATGCTTTATCAGAAATAACAGCAGCGTCTAAAACCTCTTTTACTTCTTTATATCTAGGATACCTTTGAGCGGTCAAAAATAATCCGTCAAAAATCACATACGCATTAAAATCTTCTAACTCAACTAATAATATTGCACCCATAAGAGGAAGGTTAGTTTCAGGACCATCTTCGCGGCTAAAACCAGGTGTAGGTTTGTTATGGGTAGCAAAAAGAAGTACCTGAATACACTCAGGCATTTTTATATATTCTATAAGATTTATGCAGTTTTCTGTCGTATTGCCATGACTACCCCTTACTGCAAGATATTTGTCTTGTTCATGAAAAGCAGCATTTTGAAGATTAGCGTGCGGCAGATACTCATTTAAAGATTTATTAATATCTTTAGTTTTTTTAATGATACTTCTTAAATTATCAAAGCCACTTTGATCTATATCTGATTTCTTTAACTCTTTGTTAATCCGAGGTAAGCGTATTGGAGTTGCAAGAATCAAATCATTTGAATAGTAGTAATCATTCAACTGTTTTTCAATCTCATCTAAATCTATCGGAGCAAAGCTTTTTTCCAGTCGAGCTACAATGTCCTGATTCATGGACCGGTTTAATTCTTTAGCTGAGTCGGCAATCTTATCTTTCAATTCTTGCGGCATTCGAACTTTGTATTCGACACCTAGATGTTTACTCATAAGAAATTCTAAAGCAGTGAAAAGTTAAATAAATAATAATGAACCCCAGTGGGGTTGACAAGAGGGGGAGAGAATAATAAATTTAAACCACCCCCAGTGGGGGTGACCCCGAGTAATCTTGCCGGATCGAACTCGGGGTCTATCAAAAATCACATGAAAAAAGGATATTGATATGACTAATTTATCATACATACCACAAGTTGTGTCATTTCATGGCACTGAACTCTTCATTGTTGAACATGAAGGGCAACCCTATGTTCCAATGCGTTCAGTTGTTCAAGGAATGGGGCTTGATTGGGCGGCACAATTTACCAAGTTAAAACAAAGGTTTGCAACCTGTGTTGTGGAAATAACAATGCAGATATTGGGAGATGATCAGTGCCGTGCTCATACATGTTTATTGCTTAGGAAATTACCTGCATGGCTCTATTCAATAATGCCAGGTAAAGTTAAACCTGAGATTCGTGACACAGTAATCATGTATCAGCAAGAATGCGATGACGTATTGTGGAACTACTGGACAAAAGGACAGGCACTCAACAAGCGCTTTACTATTTCTCCAGAACAACAAAATGCATTACACGAGATAGTTGATCGCCGTGCAGGAAAAGATCGAAGTCTAAGAGTTTCGATGTGGATACGTCATAATAGGCACTTTAATATTTCAAAATATAGTCAATTACTCTCAATTCATTTTAATGATGCGAAGCAGTACCTTGAAACGATGCCACTTCAAAATTTTGCTCCCACTGAAACAGATACGTTACAACGGTTAGAGAAGTTTGTAGATAATCTTGCAGCACGTTATCCCGCATTAGAAACTCCCCTTGCTTATGACATTGCACATCAATTAGGTGAGAAGCTAAAGTATCAATCTCCAAAAGGTCCGAAAAACTTTTGGATATCGATTCAAGAAAACGGCGTTATTTCTGTTCATCAATATTCACTTCATTACACACCCATTAATGTTGTGCAATTGAGTGAAAAGTTTAATGGCTTATGGGAGTTTTTACATAAAGATGAGGTGCTTGAGCTTGGTAAAGTATTAAAACGCTTTCCTTATGAACCTGTGAGAGCATAAGGGCTTATAAATATTTTAAGATGTTCTTTAATAGAACTCCCCGCTAAAAAGAAAGCTAGTATGAAAAATCTAGCTTTCTATGCTAAATCTTAATTCTGCAAATGTGTTTATTTTTTAATTAGATTATATGAAAATAAGAAAAAAAGGTATAAAATTCAGGCTATTAATCATGCTTATTAATTAATGGATATTTATGAATACTAATGATCAAAAGAAAATAATCAATTGGATTAAGAATGAAAAGTTCTCACATCTAAATTTTTTAGAAGAAGAATGGAATACTTCGGATAATGATTACTATCCTGGATATTATTACTTTATACTTGATATGAAAAATGATAATAATGACTTTGTTTTTGATGAAATAGTTAAAAGAAAAGGATCGGAGGCAGAAGCCTATTTTTATCTTGGTTATGTCGCAGGAAAAATATTTGATTATAATAAATCAAGACATACCGAATTAGGATTTTATCGAAAGGCTTTATTGATAGATAGCAATCATGCAGATGCAAATTGGAGTGTATTTTATTATACAAATAAAATTGATCATTTGCTAAAGTGCTTAAACTATTTTTATAAGAATGATGAAATCCAAAAAATTAAAAATGTATTAAATAATATATATGATCTAGATGGTTTAGAAGAACTGAGTAGAGAGGAATTGTTATTTTTAAAAAAAATATTAAATCATAATGAACTTAGAGGTAATCGAAATATTGATAGGATACTAATTGATTTATGTTTTTGCTTGGGTGATTTAGAAGAAGGATTGGAAATTATTAATAATGTAGATAAGGTAAATTATAGAATTATTAAAAAGTATATTGATGAAAATTTAATTACTTTGGAAGACTCTCTTTTAAAAATAAATAGTTTTGAGTTAGGAAAAATAAGAAATTGTGACAAAAAGAAAATCTATGAAGTTTTTTTAAATGAAGCGAAAGCTGGAGGGCCTAACCCTACCATTGATGTGTTGATCCAAAAAGCATATGAGGCAAGAAATTTTAATGATGTTATTTCACACTTTGAAAAAGCTAACAAAGAAGATAAATTAATAGCAATAATAGATTCACATTTATATTATCTATTAGCTCAAATAGAGTTGGATAGAGATTCTAATAAGCAAATATATGAATATGTAATTAATAAGTTTAATGATTTAAATTTTCTAAAAAATGATAAAAATTCTTACTTTCTATTTTTAATATTGAAATTTAAATTAATATGTAAAGATCTTGAAAAAAAAGTGAAAGAAAATTATTTTTCGAATTTTTCAATTGAAAATTATTCAATTTTTAAAGAAGCAGAAGAAATATTAAAAAAAGATGAAGTTGTAAATAATATAATTTACACTAAATTAAAAGGAATGTTAAATGGTATTAAAGATAAATACCATAAAGAGAAATTAGAAGAGAAATTAAAAGAATATGGTGACAGTTTATCCTTAGAGGAATTTGAACTATCTGAATTTAATGAATATTGCTACGTAAGTATTTCATGTGAAAATTATGAAAATACAATTGAGAATATTAATAAATTTCATAAATTCAATAGGCCTACAATGAGCACTTTAAACTCTTTATCAATTTGTTATATGCATATTAATGATTATAAAAATGCTTTTAAATATTCTAAAGAAGCCTTGGAGTGTATGAGATCTTCGAAAGAATATGATTATATCGTCATTAATAATTATCTGGATTTATATAAGAAGGCTAATTGTGAGGATGTTTCAAAAGAAGAATATAATAAACTTGTAGATGAATTTAATCTGGGCTTGGTGAAGAGTTTTAGGTGGAATAATTTTCTTTCTACTAGATTTAATGTCCTATATAAATATTCTCCATTTAATGTTAATACAATCGATGCTTTAACAAATCAGTATTTCTTCTTACCTAGTAAAAGATTGTTAAATGATCCTATTGAATTACCGGAACTAAGTAAAATTCGACCAGATACACATATACTTGAAAATTATAATATATGTTCATTTTCTAATAACGAGAATTCGATGTTAATGTGGTCACATTATGCTCAGCAACATCAAGGGATTATGGTTGAGTACTTCTTTGGAGGGGAGTTACCTTTTGGGTATGGAATTAGTAAGGTTGACTATGCTGATGATAAAAAAAGATATAAAGATAAAGATGAGTATATATTCAATCAGTTTCTTTTAACTAAAAATAAAGATTGGTCTTATGAAAATGAAGTCCGTCTTTTTACCTTTTTGAATAATAAAGTTGAATTTGAAACTTATAAATATCCTAATCCGGACAGGACAAAGATTAATGCATCTATTAAAAGTATTACATTAGGCTTAAATTTCCCTGAGGATAAAAAGAAATTAATTGGAATAATTGTGAACACTTTAAATGCTAAAAAGTTACCACATGAATCTAAGATTTCAGTTAAACAAGCTTTTTTGTGTGAAGATAATAGCTATGCTTTAGAGTATAGAGAACTATTACTAGATTATTAGGTATTATGATCTTGTTGCTATGATATTATTTTACCTATAAATCCATAGTCATACATTTTCTTATTTACAGTTTTTTATTTGGAATTAACCTGAAATTAAAGCCAGCTAAGAAAGCTGGCTTTTTTTTACTTAACAAAAACTTGTATAGCCTTTGATAGATTCTTAATAATTATTTCTCTTTCATAGCGAGAATCAAAAGTTTTAGGATTTTTTACATTGAGAACTTTCTGCTGAGCTAGTGTCAATGGAATCTTATCGTTTTTGTTATTAACTAGGGAATTATCGATATCGATTAAAGTGTTTAAATCAGCAGTCTTTTGAATATTCAGCCACTGGATTTGAACATTCATTTGAGGAAAAGTTGCATTGAAAAAGGGAGTAAATTTTTTAGTAGAAATTGATATTTCTTGGCCCTTGTATTTACGAACAATTAATTCATTTGTATTGCAGAGCAAGATATCCGCATAAACCAAGTCATTGCCAAATTGTTGAATCTTATTTGGTTCAAGGTGAATCTCTTGACCCTCATAAACAAAATACATTTAAAACTTCCATATAAACAAATTAATGATGTTTCAGCCATTCTGTGTGGCCTATCATTCAGTTGTATCATTTAATTAGATGATATGTGTAGTATATTTTTAATTAAGTGCAATGCTTTGAAACTTGGATGGAACCCTTATCATTTAATTGGTTACGGTAATATCAAAATAGCCTCATTGATATGAGGTTATTTTTTATGGGCAGTCTTAATCTTGCAGCTGTTACAGTTTCCACTCCATACATTAAAAAGATTCAATCGGCATTAGAAAAAGCAACAGGCCAAACCATCGTTACACCAGAATTTCGCAAAATTAAGCGTGTTGCTGGTGTAAGTGTTTTACCAGTTGCTTTTTTCTTTTCAGGTGGGGCAACACTAACAATTTATGTACGTGCTTTAGCAGATGTGACTCGAGCAGAACTTAATGACAAGGTCATTGTATTGTCGGGGGATTTTAGTGATGACTATAAACCAACATTTGAAAACGCTGTGGCTGGGGTAGCTAAGCTTATTCGTGAAGCACAATCTAAAATCCAAGAACAAAATAAGCGTGAAAAAGTTGCCATGCCACCGCGCCGTACTTCTGTAGATCAGAAAATTAAAGAAGTACAAGTACAGGAACAAAAGCTTGATGAAGATTTAGCAAAACAAACAGCTCACCGTGACCAATTGAAGGAGCAAATAGAACAGGCTAAGCAGCAGCTTGGTATTGGTTCGGAGGCTGGTCAATCCGATCTGGGAAAGCCGGAGTTTGATAGCGCAAGTCCAATTAAATCAGTTACAGCTAATATCACACGTGGTAAAGCTGCTATGAATAAAGCCATTATGGAAAAAACCACTGTGCATAGAGCCATGTATCGCAATGATCTGGGCTGGGTGGATTTTGAATATGGCAGTGAAAAACAGGGTATTAAGCATATTATCAAACGCCGTATGGAAAGTGACGGTATGACATATGAGGATGTTGTACATATGTTAGTGGATAATATTGTGGAGACAATTGCTCAAGGAAGTACTCAACGGCGTACTGAACGGGGATTATCGACCAGAATAAATATTGTTTTTAACTCGCATGAAGCTTCTTTAATTAAGCGCGAAGGCGGCAATGCTTGGTTATTAACTGCTGTTGAAGTGTATTAAAAAAAGCCCGATAGTTAGAGATGGGTTGCGACATCTTCTAACCTACACTTATGACCCTATACGTTCTCGTGTCATAAGTGGAGCGGGCTTTGTATATATAATAATCCATACATTTCTTATTTTCAAATATGGAACCATTCGCGCTTACATATCTATAAAAGCAATACCCTTAACACAGTACTAAAAAAGGGTGTTCGTTTATGCAAATTCAAATCGGTATAGATATTGTCTTAATTCTCGCTTTTTCTGCTTATCTATATTTCATAACAGGGTGGAATGGCAAAAATAAAGCGGCATCAATAAAACAGTTACGCCAAATTCCAATTAGCCTTTTATTTAAAGATATAAGATGGATGTACTTCATATGCATGGCATGCGTATTGATCACAATTATTTTAGTTGATTGGCGGATCTATTACGTTGCTTACTACTTTGATGCATTAAGCGTTTCGCTTTGGATCTTTCTTGTCTATTTTTCTATTTTTTCTACTTATCAAATTGGCACTGCAATTTTATTAAAGCTTTTGACTATTTTTAGCAATCGAGCAACTTCCTAATGATCACAGCTAAGTCAATTTTAGACATGGTTGATTATTGGCTTAATCATCCTGTCAATGGGAAGTATGGGTCTGATTTTGGTGCACCTCTTTATGATTTGCTTATGGCACCACTCGATGCAAGGGTGGCAGATAGCTTTCTAATTAAAATGAAGAAGGATTTGCCTATTTTATCTGAACTGAACTCTGACCAATTAGCACTGTATTCACAAACTGAAGGATTTGAGACAGTTCATATTTATCTAAGCATCATGAATGTGAATATTGATCTAAACCAAGTAGCAGACCAATTGAGTAAACCAGTAACAGGTGAGACATATGACATTAACGCAAGCTAATTTTGAAGCTCAGCTACAAGCAGCGATAGATGATTATGAGATTCAGGAACGTTACAAAGCTCAAGATCCACTAGTCGTTCACCAGCTGCGTTCTATGGCTAGTTTTTTAACTGCATTTGGACCTGAAATCGATATTGCATCAATTGAACCTTTCACAAAAACTCGGGACCGCTCAATTATTGCAGATGCTACTAATAAAGGCATTTTGCCAATAGGAACGCCGTGTCAGCACTTAATTGAGATCATCAACCGGTCAACAAATGCAGTGAGCCTAAGCCAAGGGCGAATGATTGAGGACCATAGCGGCGGCAGAGTGTGGCGATTGCTTCAATCCATTACAGTTAAAGCTGGTGAGACGGCGGAAGTATTAGCAGAGCAAAGTGAATACCGTGAAATTAAGTATGTTGTACCAGTTACTGAAGGGTTCCATAAATATCGAATAGATCTTTTAGAAGATCTTTCACTTGCAAATATATCTATTAAACAAGGCAATAATAACTATGTAATTAAGCCGCGCTGGATGAATGTTGAACCAGGTGAATATGCGGTAACAGTCACTACTGATAACCTTAGAAGACTTTTTATTGAATTTGGTGATTCTGATAGAGCGGGTCGTACACTACAATCCAATGAAACGGTCACAATCGGTGTCCTTGAGACTTACGGTGAGGTTGATGCTAATCGCTTAAAGGATGCTGCTTTACTTGATGTTCTTACTAATGATGAACAGCGGGTATCAGTGCGTTTTAAAGCTGGAGGGCTGATTAGAGAAGGGGTTGATCCGTTAGCTGTATCAGAATTACGTTTATTATCAAGCTATCCATCACTTTACGATGATGATGCGGTATTTCTCGGCAACTTTGACTATGCGGTCCGTAAAAGGTTTATGAAGCGCGCTCAATTTATTTCTGTATGGAATGAAACGCTGCAAGAGCAACACTTTGCTATCACATACCGCGACATTAATCATTTAAACCTTGTGGTGGTTGCTAAGAACCCAGCTGAACAAGCAACATTAGAACAAGATATCTGTCGGTATATTGGTTATTGCGATAACTTGTATGAAGGCAAAGTGAATGTACACGAAGTTGTAGAAAAGCCAATTGAAGTAAAAATTAAAGGTTCTTTGGCTTCTGTTCATAATACGGATATGGTTAAAACACAGATCAAAGAGTTACTAGTAGAGCGATATGGACGTGAATCATTGAGTTCAAGTCGTTGGCTGGTTAATGGCTTTAATACTCAAGAAATGGGGAAGCTGATTAATGACAATATTGTGGCATTCCAAGATCGGATGAGTGACTTTACCATTATGCTTTCAAATGAGTTGAATAAGCCTAATGAGTGGGTATATGTGACCAAAGACATTATCACTGTTGAATTGGAACGCACCGCTGATATTTCGGGGGCTACATGGACCCTATAAGCTTTACTCGGCCCCTCGATGAACACTATGTAAGTACGGGCTTACAAACAGCACTTTCTAAAGCATTTAAGCAAGTATTTGCCCAAAACTTTGAGCAGTCCATACAAGATTTACTGGACTACGGTTGTCCTCATATCGGTAGTAAAACAGTTGTAGAACGGTTCTCTAAACAAAATGGACTTGTTGTATTACGGAGAAATAACACCTCTGACACATTAATGCGAATTATCTATGCCAATTGGAGCAGCATGGGTAATAAAAGAGGATTAGCCTTTTTAGAGTTTGTTTTACGAATGTTATGGGGGAAAGATCATTTCCAGATTATCCGGCTATGGCACAGCTTGGAAAAGCTAAAAGAATATCCAGCCTATTTGTCTGATTTTGAAAAGCCTAATTACTTCTTAACAAGTCGGATTAGAATTGTTTTAGATAAAACTGTTGATGCAAATGAAGTGGTAGAGCTGTCACCGATATTACGGCGTTTAGTACCAGCCAATATTGTCGTTAAGGTTCACTCAATGGCATTTGATAGAGATTTAGGCTCAACAAGCTTTGCAGCTGCAATATCAGCTAAGCCTTATGCAGTCTATAACTTCCTTTAATTCGATTGGAACTGTTGAGTTAGCGCTCAAATACAAAATGATTTCATAGTCCTGTTCATTAGTTCAGGACTTTTTTATATGCAACAAGCTCAAGAAAATGTTTTAGTAGGAATCGCAGAACCTATCAATGGTCAAGGAGAAAACTTATTAATTGATCATTTCTTAGGATATGCAAACCAAGAATTAGAACCACAAGAAGTTGATAAAGTTGTAAATGGGGAAGTGGTTAAGGGCATTACAGCTTATGCTCAAGGCCATTACTATAAGATTTCAGCAAAACCTGAAACTCCAAATGCAAAAGATTTTGAAATCAGCCTTCATTTTCAAGATGGCCCAATTCACTCACACGGTGTGAATGGGGTGACCAGTGAAGCATTGCTAAAAGTGCTTATTCACCGTACTAAAACCTTGGATGAAAAGTTCCCAAGTGAGTTCAACAAACAAGCTATTATTTACATGGAAAGTGCGCTAGAAGAATTTAATAAGCGTACAGCTGAGCGCCGTGCTCGTGGTGTTGAAGACACTCTTGCTAAGTAAATGGATGAAGTATGCGATTAAATATCTTTTGTCGAAAGCGTGGTTGTACTCAATTAATTGATTTATCTGAAATGGATTGTATGCAAGTCTCCAAAAGTGATCATAGAGGCAGCATGGTTTATGAGAGCTTTTATGATATTTTTATCTCACTTAAAAGTGGATATATCTTCGATGCAACTATTGAAGATAAACAACATGACAAACTATTAGAATTGATTGAGTTTGATAAAAAGATTTGATTTGGAACTGATTAAATTTCAACTATAGAACAACTGAAACAATAGCCTCAATCACAGCATTGGGGCTTTTTTATGGCTAGCAAAAATAGAAAGACGAAAGTTCTATCTTACAACTTACATGATCGATGCCGTAAATATACTGGTGTTGATCGAAGTAATGTCGATGTTGATGTAATGATCAACTTGATTAACAGTAATCATGTACAAGAAATGGTTGCAACAAACTCTTTACAAGGGTTTTACGGACATCAAATTCGTCAGCGTTACGGTATGGTACCGCCTGAAACTGTTCCGATTAAAGGTAAATTGGTTTATCTAGCCCCTGCGCTTAAAACTATTCAATTACGTGCTTCACAAGATGGGACTGTAGAGCATCAAGAAGAATTTTTTGACAATGAACCAGGTGAACTTGCGTTAAGACAATATGCCGCACAAGCAGGTGGGTTCAGCACAGCAGTTAACTATAAGAGAATAGGTGGCCGTCTTATTCCTACAGGCTTTTTTGGTTTTGACTATGTATCACAACCTAACTATGCAAGTAATGTAGGTGACGGTCAGTTATTTGATGGTTTATTTGTTCCTGAAGAACCAGAGGGTGTAATTTCTTGCTTTGACAGTGCAACTGATATTTCACAGTTATCACAATCTGAAAGTATTATTGCTCAATTGCTTGAAGATCAAATCTTGCAAACGTACGACAATATCAATAGTCAGATTCACCTTTTAAATGAATTGGGGAATGCTCAGGGTTTAGTTGGTGAATTATCAGAAGTAGTTGATAAGCAAAAACGCGTACAACAACTTAGAGAAGAACGCAAAAAAGAACTCTATACGGGAATGATAAATCCTGTGATGAGCTTTGATTCAGTTCAACAACAAGCTGAACAAATTTTGCAGTCCATGGATCAGCCAAGCATAAAAGAGAAAGCTAAAAAGCCGAAAAAGTCTTTTGGCAGTATCTTTAGTGTATGGGGATAATAATGAATTACCCCAATGATTCGCTTAAAAGCATTCAAAACGCTTGGTATAAGCAGCTTGTCGATTTTCGTGCTTGGTATATGCCTGAGACACAATTAACAGCTGACTGGAAATTGAGAGCTATTGGCAATGCTATAAAAGCATGTCCCTCACGGATGATGGACGATTCAGAAGCAATGCTATCTGAATACAGAAAAAGCCAAAAGCATGATGAAGTATCGAAAGTGCTTTTACCCGTAATGCTCACTGCAACAGCGTTAACAGATCAACCCCCTGATGTTAATCAATTACTTCCAGTACCAGATTTTGTTGAAACGGTAATTGATGAGAAGCGGGTAAAAGTACGTCTGGTGCCAACAACTGTACGTGCTCAGATCGCATTCTTTGCCACCAATCCCAACGATCTACGTTCAGTCATTGGGCAATTTTGCGCGTACATGTCTAGCAATGATAACCGTCGTTTTAATGTGCCATTTCAGCAATGGAATGATCATGTAGTTAATTCAACATTCACTGTTTTTGAAAATGAACTTTTTCCATCACCAGTCCCAAGCGAAGCAATCAATCTTTCTATCTCAACTGTAGATATTCAGCTCGTGGGTTATACAACTAACGTCATCGGTTTCGGTGGTCCATTCGACCAAAACACAGGTAATGGTTATGAACCTGACGGCTCAGCAACGGAACAGCCCGCAATCAACGACAAAGTTGTAGTGCAAGCTGATCAGTACACATCACTCGATCACCAGCGTGTGAAGGGTGATAGAGAAACAGGTGAAATTACAGTTGAGCGTATAGATGACTGACTTAATCGATAAGGCACAAGAAAGTGCTGATTATTTATTGCAGCAAGAAATTGCAAATCGATGCCGTTTTGACGGCGAATCTGAAAAAGAATGTGTTGAATGTGGTGAAGAAATACCAGAGCGCCGCCGTGCTTTAGGTGGCGTGAAATTCTGCATTGAATGCCAAACAAAGTTAGAACGCAAACGGCGCTAAGGATACATGTAATGTCTAGAATTATTCGTATAGACAGCCGTGTTGCTGGGTTTTCTGATCAACCAATTCGTCTCATTGGAGCCGCATTTGCAGATACTGGTGAGCTTGTTATTCAAAAAACAGCCGTTTATTCAAATTTACCTGTACCAAGTGATTTAAGAGATCAAACGGTTGTTGTTACTGACTCACCTGAACAAGTACAGAATTGGCAATTAAGTTTCAATGCTAAAGAGCATTTAGAAGAAGTGATTTCAATTTACCAAGCTCGTTACAGAGCAAAGTTAATTGAAATTGAGCCGAAGCTAAACCAGTACAACCCTAAGAACGTACTTGAAATCCGTAAGGTCGATAAAAACGGCCTTCAGCAGGAATTTGATAGCAGTAGCTTAAACAACGGCCACATTGCAATCCTGTTAGCAGTTTGGGCTAGTACAAAAATTGCTAAAGGCTTTTCGATTACTGAAGGGAATCAGTTTGAAGAAGATGCTGTAGATCCAACAATGCTTCCTTTTTCAATCTTTTAGTTAATGGTGTTTTTACGGTATGGCTTTGGCACCATTAAAAGAAATTCCCGAATGGTGGGAACTTTGTGAGCGTTATCGATATGACATCTATGCTTTCGCCGTAGAAGCATTAGGTGTCGAACCCACATGGCAACAAGAATTACTTTTTGAATCTATTGCATTTGATGGTAGTCGTACATCCGTAGCTTCAGGTCACGGTTGTTTTGGTAAAGGGACATTAATCAAATTAGCCAATGGGGACTTTATCCCAGTTGAGCGGATTAATCTAAATCACAAGATCCTTGCTGCAGATGGTAAAACAGAACTAGAGGTAATTAAAACAGTAACCGGTTATCAAGAAATGTACCGGTTTGAATATGAGAATGGTAAAGCTCATACATTCAATAAATCCCACATACTTTGCTTAATTTCTTTATACGATGGTAACGGCTGGTCGAAGGGCGACAAGATTGAATTACTTGTTTCTCAATACCTGAACTTAAAGCCAGAAAATAGAGAACAGTTTGCATCTTATAGGCTTATAGATGGTGAACATAAGCCTTTAAAAATCACATCTGTTGCCGAGCTTGGTGAAGGCAAATATTACGGTTTTGTACTCGATCCAGATCCATTTTTCTTAGGTGAAGATGACTTAGTACTACATAACACTGGTAAAACGGCCAGTGCCGGTATTGTTGCCTTATGGCATCTCTTGTTTTTTGATGAATCAATCATGATGTTTACTGCTCCGCAGATTGGGCAGTTAAAGAAACAAGTCTGGAAAGAAATCAGTATCAATCTAGCACGATTGAAGCAAGGCCCTTTGGCTTGGCTTGCTGATTATGTTGGGTACCAGTCTGAACTCGTTTACATCAAAGGCTACAAAGAAAAATGGTATGTCTTTGCTAAGACAGCACCAAAACATCAACCCACGAACTTAGCTGGTAACCACGGCGACAACTATATGGTCTGGGTCGATGAGGCCAGCGGTGTAGATGATGCTGTACTTGATGTAGCGTTTGGTGCATTAACTCACGAAGACAACCGTGCTGTAATGACGTCGCAACCTACCCGTAATGCGGGTATGTTCTATGAGACTCATCACAAGTTAAGTCATCGAGCTGGGGGTGTTTGGATTGCACTCACATTTAACGGGGAAGAGTCACCACTTGTTAGTAAGCAATCTTTAGAAGAACAACGGCAAAAGTATGGAAGCCGAGAAGATGCTCAGTATAAGATCCGTGTTCTAGGTGAATTCCCAGACTTATCTGATGAGTTCTTAATTACTAAACGTCAAACAGAAGAAATGTATGTTGGCGCGAGTATTTTTGAGGATCATCAATTTGGTTATGTCATTACGGTAGACGTTGGTGGTGGTGTTGGCCGAGACGATTCTGTAATTGTTGTTTCTAAAGTTTGGGGTGAATCCCAATGGGGAGAACGTGCACGCCGTGTAGAGGTTGTAGATATACCTTTGTGCAAAAACAGAGATGATATTTTAGAACTATTCGCAAAGATTAATGAGCTACTTTTACAGTATCCAAATGCTAACTTGGTAGTAGATGACAACGGGGCAGGTAAAGGTTTAGGTCAGTATCTTAAAAAGCAAGGTATTTTCTACGTTCCTGTTTATTGGGGCTCACAATGTTTTAGTAATGACAATAGAAAAGAGTTTACGAATAAACGGTCGTTAGCTTATGTGGGCTTAGCTCGAGCAATCGCTAGTGGTCGTTTTAAAATGAAAACGAAGAAACACAACGTGAAAATTAAAGACCAATTAATTCACGTTCCATACCGTTTTGATGACTTTGCACGTTACAAAATCTTGAGTAAAGATGAAATGAAACGAATGGGAATTAAGTCGCCAGACTTGGGTGATGCTTTTGCCTTCTTATTCCTTGAGAACGTTCATTACACAGAAGCTTATGAAACAGTCAATGTTACAGATGATACCCCTGAAGGCCGAGAACAGGCAGAACGTAAGTCAAGATTCAGTGCTTTAAGAGATGCAGCTGAAAAAGATAATGATCAATCTAGTGGAACTGACCAGTAATACTGCATGAAGCCATAACTACCATATATCAATAAATCTTATGGGTGGGTTATGGCTATTAACTTCTTTTTAACTGACGCAGGTCGGAATGCATTAAATAAAGTGGGTGATGTCGCTAGTTTTGGTGGGGAGCTGACACATCTTGCTGTAGGTACTAGTAAATTTGATGCATCAGTTGAAGCAAAGAACTTAACTTCACTTAAAAATGAATTAGCCAGATTTTCTCTTAACGGTGGTGGTGTAGATACTGAAACAGGCACTTTGCGTTTTGTGATGAGTATTGAGCCAACTTTAACAATGGAAGTGTTTGAGATGGGTATATACCTATCAGATGGCACTTTGCTTGCTGTAGCTTCAACTACAGAAGCTCAATCAATCATGTCTTTACATGCAAACGTAGTAGCCATTGTTACATTCGGATTTGTTTTAACTGACGTTAATTTAAAAAACGTAACTATCAAGATTGATCCAAACACACCAATTGCTGTGATGTTGATGAATCAGCATAGTGCAGATGAAGACCCACACCCACAATACGCTGCATTAATCCGTAAACTTATGACTGAACACAATCAGCATGAGGATCCTCACCCCCAATATGCATTTGAGAAGGACGTAAAAGCCAAAGACGATGATTTACAACATCAGATTGATGATCTAGATCTTGGTTCCAAAAACTTATTACAGCAGCTAATCGATTTTAAGAAAAACTTAGATGCTCAATATCCAAAATTGATTGGAGCAGGTGTAAATATTGGTAGCACTGCAACAATTGAATTAGGTGGCAAAGTTACAGATTTACGTGATTCAAAGTATGCAATCCTTCTAACGCCCGAAAGCTCACATGAAGCATGGAAGCTTACACGTGCGGAAAAAGGGTTTTCATATGAAGTTTGGGAGCGCTCAGGTCAAAACCGTATTGGATATGCAGGTACAGTGAATTGGTCCGTTGTTCAGGTAGCTGCAGAAACACTAAACGATGGAAACGGCGATTACACAGTACCAGGTGTTTATATCATTCCAATTCAACCAAAAGAACAAAAAGAATTCATTTTAGTGGGTGCTGGCGGTGCTGGTGGTGGCAGTGTATGGGAGTTAGGAGCATTGGCACATGGGACCAATGGCACAGATACACGCCTACGTTTAAATGAGCTCGATTTGGCGGTTGTTGGTGGGGGTAAAGGCGGTACAAGTGGTCAGTGGTCGAATGGTAGTGCTTTCTCAAATGGTGCTGGCGGTTTAGCTGGAACAATTACTATCACATCTAGTATTACAGAGCTTTCAAGAAAATTAGGTATTGCTGGTACAGCTGCAAACCAATTGAATCACATGGGCGGTGCATCTGTAAGTCCAGTATCAAACTGGGGTGCAGGTGGGGATGGTGCTAATGGTGTAGGAGATGACGGCTGGGCACTTGGTGGTGGTGGTGCAAGTGGTGGTTTACTCATTTGCCGATATTCTAATTCAACAGAAAAAACTCAGTACATGACTTTAGTTGTCGGCGAAGCTGGTCACACTACTGAAAGTAACGGCAACAGCGGTAAAGCGGGTATTGGTGGCTTTGCGCGTGTAAGTACTGTTAAAGCTTAAATAGGTGAAACAGTATGAGAAATGATTATCGAAATGCTATTAGAGACTTAATTCACCGAAATCTTCAACAGAATAATATTCAGAATCTAATCGTTTGGGAGATTAAGGAGGATGAATCGCAAGATCCATCACTCTTAAGCTACAAGCTTTATGGTTCAAGGAATCATATTGATGCGGTTTTAGTGGCCTGTGGTGCCAACGGCATTTGGGAAAAGCTACCAATACAAAAGGTAGCATTTCCAAGGCTCGTTGATCTTTTAAGACTTCAAAAAGAATACTTGCAGGATAATTAATATGTCAGCATTCAAGCCAGATGATTTACGCCGTGCCCAGCTGCAATTAAACCAATCTTTGCAAAATGGTGGAGTTCGTAGAGATCAACAGAGTCGCCAGCGTGCAGATAGAGAACAGCGGGCATTTGCCGAAAAGGAATTTGAATATGATGATTGGGGACGAAAGATCCCTAAGCCTATGTTCTTGCGGCCACAAGATATTGCACAAGGCGAAAAATATGATGTAGAGAGAGTACTTTTTACAACATTAGGTCAGCGAAATGGAGAGGTACCACGGCGTATTACCCGTGATGATATCTTGGCATTTCAGGAAAACATTCAACTATTAAAAGATCAGTATAGTAAGGGTATTACCCCTCAAAACATCATTAATTTAAGCCGACAAGACGATATTGACCGGGCAAATGAACAAATCTATTTGGCGGTACCAGTCAGCAGAAAAGCTGGGTTAGTACACTTACTTACTAATGCCGGTCCAAATAGTAAAGTTTTAAATCATCACGTAGAAATTGAGTTCTCAAACTTTAAATCAGTCGTTTTTGATATCGATAAACAAGCATTAACTACTGTCAAAAACCGCTTAGCTAAAGGCAAAATCAAATTTCAGTGTGATTGCGAGCGACATACGTTTTGGTACCGCTACATGGCAACTATAGGGGGCTACAACTTAGGACGTGATGAGGGCGGTTTCCCGAAAATACGTAACCCTCATTTATCGGGTGTAGCTTGTAAGCATGTTTTGCGTGTTGTTAAGTGGATTAATTCCCCCTCAGGCATTGCATATCTTAAAAAGGAAGTAGAGAAAGACCGTCAGAAACAAGTTGGTGCTCGATATAAGCAAACTGATAAGCAGATACAGAATTCGATTAACGAACAAGTAAAAGATGTGATGAGTGGTTCAGTAAAACCAATCAAAGCAAATATTCAAAAAGCTGAAAAGGAAATGATGCGTAGAGCAGATAAAGTTGCGAAAAAGCTCTTAGAACGCGAATTGAAAACCCTCAAACGTTTTGAATCAGAAACAGTTAGAGCCAGTCAAATTGAAAGAATTCAGGCATTGCATAAGTCGGGTGCTATTGATCAGAGCATGTTAAATGTCTTCATGAAAGGTTTAGGTAAAAATGCTAAATAGATCAGTAAATCAAGTTGCCAATGGACGCCGTTTAGCAGCGAGACGTGTGGTTATGAATGCATTAGCAAGTATTCCAGCACAAGTTTGGCGTAAAGAAGTGATTTTCAATAATCCAGCTGAAGATTCAAAACCATTAGATCCACTTTCTTTTGAAGCAAACACTTTATCGATTCAAGACGAACCTAACTACAAGTATGAATATAAGGGCGCTGCTTATGTTCATTTCGATAAATTTAATGGTGGTTATATTCAAAAGAACTTCTCAATGAATAACCCCTCAGACTTGGTGCTAACTGCTCAAGTAGAGCCATTTAATGATGAGTTGGAAGATGTATTGGAAAGAATAATCAACATTCCCGACATGATTCTTAAAGAAGGGGATCTTTTAGGTTTAATGATTTATGAAAATCTTATGTTGTGGTTTGAGATTGTGAATATTACTGGTTTTAGCCTCATGGCAGATTTTGGCAGTAAGTATGTTTTAAACCGTAGAGATGATTTGTTTATTTCACCTATAGGTGATGGAGAAACTAAATGAGCTATTTAATTTTCAATGAAAAAGGTAAAAAGACAGGCGACATTGAAATAGCTGAACAATGTACTTCAGCAATTTTCAATTACCAGGTGATCGGGAACGGGGCCGAAGTAGAATTTTTCGGAAGTAATGTTCCAAATGCAGATCCGCAAAATGATTCACACTGGGTACCTATTCTTTCTTTAACAGCTGCTGCACCAGATACTGAACCATTTAGACAACATTGCTGGGATAAGCTCCGTTATAAAGTGAAAGCAGGCGATAGTGTGGAAATTTATGTTTCTAGTGGTGTAAGCGGATAGCTATTTAAATAAAGGGCTGAGATGGTCCTTTAGCTACATTTTCTTTGTCCTCATTATTGGGGACTTTTTTATATTTGGAACCGACCAGAATTAGTAAAAATGGCCCATGTCAGACTTTCTTCATCTTACATAGAAAGCCAAAGGCTGGTTTAAAATGACTGTGTTATCAGACGAAATTCGTAAAAAGTATGAGGCTCAACAAACTGCTACAGCTCAGTGCCAAAATTACTATTTCAAAAGTAATGATGAGTTTGAAAATGGATTTGATAGTGCCCAAACCGCAGTTGAAGAATACCCAGAAGTATTAAAAGCTATTTTTGATTCTATCGGAACAGAATATGCCCCTGAAATTGATAAAGCGGTAATGTTTGGTGTTGCACAATATCAAACTCGTCACGGCGGTGATCTACCACATCCATCTGTTATTGCAGCTGCATTAACTGCTGGTTTGAGTGGTGCTAAACAGGCATCAGCTTTACCTACAGAAACACTTAGCTACTACGATGGTTTAAATGAGTCAGGTTTTGATGATGTAAATCACCAACACCATGAATCAGTAAGTATCGTACCAGCGATTACTGTAGCAACCATTGCAAACGTTATTGCCTATGCAATGCCTATCGTTGCGATGATTCCAAACTCGAATGGTTCTAATGAAGTTCCTCTTGTATCAATTCGCTTTGTTACCAATCGCGATTTTGGTGCAATGAAAAAATCAGAATATTTAGATGGTGCAAATGCATCAAAACCATATGTAGAAGGGCGCTTTCGCTTCGCATTGTCAAATGGTGGTGCTGGTACAACGTATTCAGTAACCGCACGCACATCTTATGCTGATTACAAAGCTAAAACCCCCGATGAAAATGCAAAATTATTACCATTTCTTGCTGGTAATGTTTCAATCAAAATTAATGGTAAAGAAGTTGCACATACCCGTAATCGAACAAAATCTAAATTAACAGGCAAGATATCTGCTATTGCAGAAAAAGATGTTGTAGTAAACGGCGTTGAATATCGTGTAATTGGTAGCGAAATTGACATTTCAGCTAGCAAAATTAGCGTGACCTTAAATGAAGCATTACCAGCTGGTGCGAAAGTTGAAGTTCATCTTGTGGCTGATTTTGATGCGCGAGATGGCAACAGTAATTATTTATTGACGCCAGTAGGTGTTGATTTTGAACCTGAATATGAAAATTTAGTGTCATCACCAATCATGGCTCAGGTTACTTTATCTACTTTGCTTCAATCCCAAGTTAATAACGAACTTAAGCTTGGTTTCCTAGGTCAGGCTTTAGCAATTGTTCAAGGAAAAATCTTCTTGGAACAAAATGTCCGTTTATTAGGCGAAGCAAAAGATTTAGCGGAATACTCGGGACGTGAAGTTACTTTTGATGCATCTCGTGGTGTCACAGGTAAATTAGCGGCTGCATTTAATACGACAGCTGATTTGTTCGGCGAAGTAATGAAATTTATTTCTGCTGCCAAAATGGATATTAATCAACGTACTGGTGGCTCAACAGTTGCTTATGATCTTTATGTAGGTGATAGCGCTGCAGTCTTCTTTAATCAATTGTCGAGCGATAAAATGCCGACAAAAACTGGTTATACAGCTGGATATGGACAAATTGTTCGTATCGGCACTCTTGCTGATGGGACGAATGTTTATCATGCACCTTCTGCGCAAGAGCTTGTAGCAGAAGCAGATACTGCTTTTGATATGCTTTTAATGGGTCGTGGAAATGAGCCAATTCGCTCACCGTTCGTAGGCTTTATTCAAACTCCACTATCAGTAATTGAAACACGCCCAGATGCGCGTGAATCAGTAATGACATTAATTGGCTCTCAAGCTGCAGAAACGAACCCATTCGAACGTTATGCTGATCAGGGTTATGTCATCCACTGTATCAATATGCCATCTCTTAAAAAATCGTAAGTAATACAGAGTAAGGCGCATTTCGATGCGCCTTTTCCCTTATTTATTGAAAGGACAATCTCATGGCTGCAGCAACTCAAAACACTGACGAAACTTTAGTTTCAACTGACGAACAAGCGACTACAAAACCAAAAAACACACGTAATAAAACCAATAAAACTACAGAAACACAGAATACCCAATCTGATGAGAACAATACTTCAGATCAAGGTGATTTGTTAAATAGTAAAAGTCCTGAAAACGGCACATCTCAAGATGAAGGTGATAAACCTACTGATTTGAAAAATGCTGATTCAAATAATGAAGTATCCAATACTAAAGATAATGGAAACTCAACTGAATCATCAAATGAGTCTGTCTCACCTTTAAAAGATCTTGATTCTAATAATTTCTGGAGTGTTGATGAGTTAGGGTATGTAGCAAATAAAACTAAAGAAATTGATATTCCCAAAGCCGAACATCAAATTGTAGAAAATCTAGCTGGTTCAAGCATTAGTATTGTGGATCAGCTAGTTATTAAAGTAACTAATAACGGATTTTCAACAGTTTTAGAACCGTTATCACGTGTTGCTATTGAGGCAGGTCAGACAGGAAGTATTACGTGTCATAACCAAACATTTAAACATCAAGTACTGGAAAACTTACGCCAGTTGAAGGGTCTTGGTAAAAATCTAATTGTTGAGTAATAAAATGACCAGTTTAATTATTGATGGTACTAATCCTATTCTGGATGCTGTAGGTGACCAGCCAACTGAACGTGTTATTACACTGCAGAACAATAGTGTAAATGACATTACAGAACCCTTTTCCCAAGTTCGAGTACAAGCTGGTCAAAAGGTGACATTTACATTGATCGGCGATGAAGCTTATAAGCAGTTGCAAGATAACTTAGACCAAATCAACGGATTGAAAGGGAATGTAATTCAGATTGTACCGTCTGAGCCGCAAGAACCCTCTGAACCAGATGGAACGGTATAAGAATTTGATTATTTTGAAAACCACTTCCGAGTGGTTTTTTTACATTGGAACTAGCCAGAAAATTTAATAAGCCCACAGCTCAAAATACTTAAAACAAATAGCCTTGGGCGTGTAATGTAATGAATATACTTGCTCTATCAAGTACAGGTGAGCTATCCCTTGTTGCAGGGGCTGGCCCATCACTCAAACTGGAATTTGATACTCACAGTTATCTTGCAAATGCAGAAATCAATGTGGCCTTTTTTGCGAAAGTAACAAGCCCACGCGGACCTGCAGATATTTCTATGCGTTTGGAAATACGTGATGCGGTAACAGGTGATCAAATTGTTACTGTACAAGGATTAGTAGATGGTGACATTGAAAATTCTGCTTCAATTGTTGCAGTAGCTGATGCTAAAGAATACTTCGAGAAATTTGATTTATCACTGGGCATTGATGCGCTACAAGCAATTCTCAAATCAACTGCATATAACGAATCTAATAGTTTAGGTCGAGCTTCAAAAACATTGGCCTTAGAAGATGAAGCATTACCTTCATTTAATCCAGATGAACTATATAAAATTCTGACAAGTCAGTTAACTACACCAGCATATCTGACTTTGCCTAATCCACATGATTTACCAATTTATGTTGCGGCACAACGTGCAGCTACAAAATTACGTATTCCTTTAGATGCCGAAATCAACCCAACCTTTACTGCTGAACAAGCAGCCCAATTTGCTACAAGCGTAGATGCTCAATCACAGTTTGTTCAATTCATTTGGAGTCCGAACCTTTGCCGCCCTTTAGATGCTGTCACCCTTAGAGGGCGTAAGGTACCAGCATACTATTTGGGCCATTATATCGGCGATAAATTATTACGTAATGCGAAATTGAATAAACAAGGTTTTGCGCCGTTAAAAAATGCTGTGGCGTGGAAAGATTATCCATTTACAGCAAAAAACTTAAGCCAGATGCCAGGTAATGATCTTGAAGATGAGCAAGTTCAGGAAATGTTGGCTAAGGCTAAAGTAAATGTTGTTCGCCCAGTTAAGTTCGAAACTACATTATTTGTTTTAAGTGATGTGTTAACCCAATACCAAAGTAAAAATAGTGCTTTGCGCTTAGTTCCTGCAGCCGAAATCGCGGCACGGGTTACAAATAAATGTATCGAAATTCTTAGAACTTATATGTTCCAAGCAACACCTGACTACATCAAAAAAGCTGGTGACGATATCCAAGAATTTTTAGAAGGAGCATCTAGCGAAACAACTGGTTGGTTACAACCTGCTGAAGAGCTGGGGGGAAAACCTTTTGAGTTCAGTTTAGTACCTGATAATGACTTTCCTTATGAACGGGTACGCCTCTATTTAGCCCATGGTGTTGTTGGTACAACGCGTGCCGCAATTTTTGATGAAGACGTTTTAGTTAAATAATTTTAAGGATCTTTCAAGATGAATCCATTTGGCCCAACCACAAATAAACCTTTAGCTTTACGTGCATTCGATTCAGCAGCTGAGAATATTTCAGTAGTCGTAAGTAAAGTATCAAGTACTGACCGTGAACAACAGTCAGTGATTGAGCAAATTCGACAGATTGCTTTAGATATCCTTGCAGATACTGTAGATACAATCAGCGAAGGCAATCTAGAAGAAGGTGAGCTCTCCGTTGATTATTTGGATGCGTTAATTGTTGATGCGTTAGATAGTGCAGATGATGATGAAGGCACCTATGAAAACGCTCTCATGGCGTCACTTTCAGATGCTTTCTTAACATTTGGTGTTGATGCTACAGATATTGAAGAAATCTTTAGCGAAGATACAGAAGTTGCTGACGCTGCATTAGAAGCAGCAGCAAATACTGTTCTCGCTAATACGCCTGATGAAGGTCCAGAACTCGAAGAACTGGTACGAGAATTTATTTTCGGAGAGGCAGATGAAACTGAAGAAGGTTTCGACTCAATGGCTAAAAAAATTAAAGCTCGAAATGGAGCGTTTAGCCAGCGTAAAGTGAATGGTCGAAAAGTTCATTACCGTGGAGTTCTTGCGATTCGACAAGGGGTTAAAACTGTAGTGAATAAACGATTACCTGGTCAAAAGGTGCGTTTAACGGCAGCTCAAAAAGCTGGTATGAAAAAAGCTCGTCTTCATGCTTTCACTGCGAATGCTATTCGCAAGCGTTTGCGTTCATTCAATAAAGGTAAACGTTTAGGTATTTACTAATTGCTATTAGGTAAAGTCATTTTATGGCTTTACCTATACCAATAAATTAAGGAAATAAGCATGAATACAACTCAAATCCTAGGTGAAGCACCTGGTATTCAATATCAGAAAAAAACTGATAAAACCGAAACAAAGACGAATCAATCCTTAACAGACACGATTATTATTGGCCGCTTTATGCGAGGTCGTTTTGATAAGCCTATGACGATTCATAAAGGAAATATCCGCGGTGAACTTGGATATGAGCCAAATAACACAGACTTCATTTGTGTCCGAGATACCCTTGAACGTGGGGTGCCTTCAGTACAGGTATTGCGAGTGCCGCCAAATATTGGATAAGTTAGATTTAATTAACAATTACCACCGAAAACAGATTATTTTTTAATAATCTGTTTTTTTAATTAATTTCTTTCAACTCATTGTTTTTAATAAATTGATAAGTAAAAAAAATAGGTCGATTATTTATTTAATTACTTTGCAATAACAATAACCAAGTAAAGGAAGACTGCTATGAAACTATCAATTTATACAACTATTTTTTGCTCATTAATTATAGGTGGATGTGCTACTCCATTACCAGTTACTCAAACATCAGAGTTAAATCCTAACGAAATTTTGAACTCAAGAAAGTTCACGCTTCAAGGTAAATCCTTTTTACAAACAACATCACTTTTCTTGCCAGTTGGCTCAATCATAGATTTTAGAATAGGATCTCTTCCGTATTATTGGTTTTCAGTTAATAACCATGATGACCCACCCACACTATATTCTCGTGATTTGACAACAATGATGTATTTTGAAACAGGGGAAAGACGAGTTATAAAATCTCAGGAAAACAGAACAATGATAAAAAGGATTTCATATGGGAATTATAGTAAAGGTGATCTAAATGCTTTTTTAAATAGTTTAAATGCAAATGATTATGTGGTGAATATTGAAATTAAAGATGATAATCATAAAGGTGATGCGCAAAATAGTAATGGAGATTCAGCTAAAACAAATAATGGAAAATCAGAAGAAAGTAATACAATAAAAAATGATTTATCTAAAGGAATTGATGAAGGATTAAGTGCTGTACCATATATGTTGTTTGCTTATAATAAAAAGGATAATACACAATTTGAAATTGTGACTCCATCTAATATTCTAGATATTAAAAACAATAAAAATATTGAAAATATTGAGTTTTTCTTAGCAGCTTATCCAAGTATATATGTTTTATATCCAGGTGATGATTTAAAACTCTACTTTCAAATGTTGAATGATAAAGTTAAAAACACCCCTTTAAACAAGGATGCAGATTGCGAAGGATTCTTAAGATCTAATTTACCTCTAGAACCCTCAAATTTAAAAGGTGTTGAGGGTAATTGTCCATATTTAAAGTATTGGATGATAAATTATTTAATATCTGCAAGAGCAGTTATTTATCTAAATAAATCATCTGTAATAAAAGATTTTTCTATAGATGCCCAAATTCCTGATAATAGTCTCTCTGAAATAAATAAATTACTGTGGAATGTTGGAGACGGGAAAAATGTAACGATTAGCTATAAAAAACAAAAGGGTATACTTAATACTACTTCAATGCAATTTTTTGAAAGAAAAGTTGATATGATGCCTTTGAGTTGGAATTGTGATGAGAAAAATAATAAGTCAGTTTGTATACCTTCAGGTCCAGCATTTACTACTAAATCTATGCAAGAAAATATAAATTCTGAAACTTCAATTTATGGAGTCTTTAGTTTAAGACCTGAACATGTGCAAACAATGATTGAACAAGCTCCAAAATTTGAATTAAATATGAAAATGATTAAAGAAGATATTATTAAAGATACTAAATAATTATTTTGAATTGGATGGTTCTAATTGGAACCATCCACTTTTTTAAAGGGGTTAAACATTTACGCTAGATGCATGAAATCGATTATTCGAGATGAATCATGCAACAATCTAACCCGATTTTACTTAACCAGCTTAAACAAGATTATATTGCCTTACAGCAACTTGGCTCACCTCTCTTATCTTGCCAAGGTATGTTTGTGCCTCGTGGGATGGAAGACTTTAGATTTTTATTTAAAAGTTGCCCACGACCAATTGTGAGTAATGAAGATCCAGCTGAAGTTCAATATCCAGGTGGATTTACAGGAATTGTCGCAGGTCCACCAAAAACTAAATACACAGGTAATTTACAGATTATCGTGACGGAAGCAGGTCATGACCAAATCCTTGCAGAATACATTGTTGCAAGTGGTGGAATCATTCATGGTGATTATTACGATGGCCGATTAGGAAGTTTTACTCGTTCTTATGCACTTGAAAACTGTGCAATTCGTTTTGAATCAGCTGAATATGATTCTGATAGCCGTTCACAAGTTATGACAGTTTCTTGCCCAATTGATTATAACTACTTTGGTAGTTTCGCCAATATTGGTACCAATGGTAGTATTCAGCCGGGTAAAAAAGAAATTGATGGTACAGCTGAGCTTGTCAATCGTGTGCAGCAAGTAATCAATACGGCTCAACAAGCTACTAATCTTGCAAATGCTGTGCAAGGCGTTGGTCGTCAATTGGGCAATCTATTCGGGTAATGGCTATGAAGTTACTACCTGAATCTGATGGGTATGCTGTAGTTGCTGGTTCTATCCAGCAACTTTCAGAAGAACTCTACAAAGAATATCAATTAACTGGTTACTCAATTTTGCTTGAGGATATCGTTAAGGCATTTATTGAAGAGACAAAATCTTATGCGGGCTGGGCGACATTAGATTGTCAAACTAAAGCAATTACTAGTATTGAACTGAATGAAACCATTGAACTTAACGGAGATGAGTATGTAATCATTTTGCCTTTGGTAAAAGCTCATTGTGATCTATTGCAAGCTCGATTAGTTGAAGCTACCCGTGGGCTAGGAGTCGAAAGTTATGGACTTTCTGTCTCAGAAGCTCAGCAAAACTATAATGAGAAGAAAGAAGCTTTACCAAAACTTGCATTTTTAATGGTCCCGAAGAGTTTTAACATGGGGAACCGTTAATGCAAATTACCATTGTATCTGCAGGTAAGATCATTCCAGCGTCTGAGCTCATTAGTGCAACTTTAAGAACTGATCTCGTACCAATTCCAGCATCCATTGAGTTCACAGTTCAATCAACAGCAGAATTAGACTCCCTTTTGAAAGAAGGGGAGCAATTAACTGTAAACGATATTTCTCATCCATTTGAATTAATCAAAGTTACTCCCTTAAAAACTCAAACTATTAAACAAGATCACCGTGTAGGTGGTATCTCTTGTATTGGTATTTTGGCTGGCTGTAAAAGGCTTATCGAAAATTCAAAGCAAGCTGTTATCAGTAATGAAACATCTTTTAATTCAGTGATTCGAGCGTGTGGCGCAACTATTAGTCTAGGTGGTGATTTACCTTTGCCAAAATTCGTATGCCTAAAGGGAAGCTTGCCTACACAACGTTTGGCTCATTATCTGCAGCAGGAAGCGGCAGTCATTTGTTTTCAAAACAATAAGGTGTCAGCTCAAAAAATTGATTCTTTTTTCAAAAAGGAACCAGTCACAAAACTAGATCCTAGCAGTGTCGTTTGGATATCCAGTAAACCTTTGGAACTGATACAAAAATCATCTTTCGTGACCGTGGAGAATAACGGTTCAACGGTTGTTGGTGATGACTCAATAACCCCAGGCCACACTGTTATGCAAAGAGCTGGTTTAGATGCCCGACAAGTTAAAAACTTAGAAAAAGTTTTGATCTTGCGGGGAACCATAATCCGGCCGCTAAATTTGAATTGGAATGCGGGCGATATATTCGAAATTGATAGTAAGAAGTATGTCGTTTTAACAGCTGCACATCATATAGATACAGGCGCAATCGGGGGATCAATGGGGACTTCATCAAAGTTCTGGATTGCTAATTTGTAGGTCAAATATATGAATGGTTATAAACGTGCAAAGATTTTAAGTTACAACGCAAAAGGTCGTACTGCACAAGTACACATTCATGGTTTAACTGATGGCGCGAGTGAAGGCATTACGGCAACTTTTGCCTATCCAGTCGGTGATAGTGATTTAGATACAGAAATACAAATTGTGGATGGGGAAGACGTCTATGTCTTCTTTGAAAACGGCAATGAAGAACGTCCAGTAATCCATAGTTATGTCAGTCACGGAGACGGCGCGATTGTAGGTGTGCGCCGTATTCGACAAGACAATATTGAATTTATTTCTAAAGAAAATTTAAAAGTAGATTCTGGCACAACTGTATCTATTAAAACGCCGTTGATGAATGTGCAAGCTAATACACAACAAACTGGTAATAGCACATTAACGGGAAATAGCACTGTAGTAGGTAATACTTCAGTTGCAGGTAATAGTTCTGTTGCAGGCAGTATGGCCGTTGGTACAACGCTTACTGTAGCAGGTGTGCCTATTGATCCTAAAGCTATTGAGGGTGCATTTAAAGACGCTCTTGATAAGTTAGAGAGTTTAAAAGAAGACTTAAAAGAACAAGGCGAAAAAATTGATGAAAACAAAGATCAGATAAGCCAAGAAATTGATGAAAAAATAAAAGAAGTAGAAGAGTTAATTGATAATATTAAAGATTCTGATGCCTATAAATTGCTTGAAGAAGGTATTAATCACATTGATGAAGAGGTGCAAAAAATACATGACCAAGTAAAAGAAGTAGGTCAGATTGCACAAAATAAAGTTGATGAAATTCGGGCTTATATTGATCAAGAAATTGTCGATACCAAACTGATTCTTGAACAGCATGCAAATGATGCAAATATTCGTTTGGATGAAGCCAATCAACGTATTGATCAATCAATTCAGGCAAACGAAGCGTTGGTAGCTGATGCTCAACAACGGGCTATCCGCGCTGAGAAAGAACTCGATGACAAAATTGGTTTCATCAAGAGAGAAACGGATTCTATTATTGCTGATGTTAGAAGTGATTCTGATGAAATTCGCTTGGTCGCAGAAAATGCGAAAAAAATTGCAGATCAAGAAGTTCTAGACCGTAAAAAACAAGCAGCTGACACTCTAATTGTTATTGATCAAACTAAGGCCGCTTTAAAACAAGATATTGATCAAAACTTAGTTAAAGCTGGTCAAATGATTGATGATGCTAAATTAGCATTGGGTGAAGAAACAAATACTCTCATTAATCAAAAAATTGAACCAATAGTAAGCCAAACTGAAGCTGCAGTTAAGAAAGTAGATCAAGTAGCTGCACAATATGTTGAACTTGATAAGAAAGTTGATTCTGGCTTTCTGGCTGAAGCTGAAGCACGTGCAAATGATAAAGAGGCTTTAACTCAAAGTTTTGAGCTTAAGTTTGCTGAAATGCAAAACGAATTGGGTAAATCAAACGCCTTAATTTCAGAAGAATCTAAAACTCGTGCAGCTCAAGACAAAGCAATTACTGAACAAATTAGTATTGCTCAATCTCAAATTGGAGATAACAAAGCTGCCATTAATAGTGTTGAACGAACTGTAGTTGACCTTACCAAATCTGTTGCTGAAAAAACTGATCAAATACAAGCCAGTTTAGACACCACAAATGCAAGTTTATTAAGTGCGAATGAGTTAGCGCGGATGCAATCACTTGGTAAACCTTTACGTGATGATCCGACGTTTCTATCGGGGAATGGGGGATTAAGTGCCTATGCGGTACCAGCAGGCTCAACACTAACTCGACAAGCCAAATCAACGGATAACCCCGTAAATAGTACCCATGAGATGCTTTTAAGATCTACAGCATCTTTAGGTGGTGGCTGGTATCCAACTGTTCCTACACTTGTAGCTGCGCCTAATAAAACGTTTTTAATAAAACAAATTATTAAAATGCCAAAAGGGACATATTTATTACCTGTTGGCAATGCTACTGGTACGGGTGGTTATTTACGAGTACTTGGAAATAAAGAAGGTACAGGCAAGTTTGAGGTTTATTACTCTGTTGTTCAGTGTGGCTATGATGCACCAGCAGCTATTCATGGGCATTTTCGTGTTTTAGCTGGCACTAATCCACCTTTACCAAGCACTTCAAGCCCAGTTGATGTAATCCTTGCTGATTATGAGGTCTGGGACATTACAGCACTAAATGACACCATTCCTAAAGCATGGCGTGATCAAATTACTGGTAATGCCTCATATATCGAAAAGGTTGAATCATCTGTAAAACTTGTTGATGAGAAACTTGTTTCCGCAATGGGCTGGTGAAGATGGCTTACGTTATAAAGCTTTCTATGAGCGTATAAATAAGGCTCTAGAGGGCGATTCTGAATCAGTATCTTGGGCTCAAGAATGGATATCTGAATTAGATGAACAAGATCTAGCTCAACAGCAAGCAGAACTAGAATCAAAAAAACTCATTGATGCTCAAATTGAGGCAAACCAAAAAAGGAATGAAGAAGTATTAGCAGCACGTTCAGCTGGTATGGCTGAAAACAAAATGATGCAGGCATGGTTAGACACTTTAGAAAATCCTGAAGATTCTAACAATATTGACTTTATGGGGTGGGTTTCAGATCGCCGTGGTGAGTTCTTACAAACTTGGAATAGGGCTGAAGGTTCACCAGAATATTTAACAGCATTTTATGAATATTCAAGAGCATGGGCAGATGAACATTTAGCGGATCGCCTTATTAATAAAGAGCCAATTCAAAATTCAGCTACAGATGAACCTGAAGAACTAAATACTCCAACTGAGGTTGAAGATCTTCAATCTAGTAAGACAAATGATGAAGGCAATCAACTTTATCGTTCAGTAATTGAAGGGCAGGTTAAAGTTAATCTCGAGTTACTAGAACAAATTCGGGACGAAGCAGAAAAAGACTTAAATGATCCACTTCTTATTCCGGCTGTGACAGAGCTATTGAACCAAGTACAAACAATGGAAATGGAAGCGGAGAATATCTAATGACAATATTAAAACAAATTTCTATCCTAGATATTACAAATAATCCATTAGTTGTAATCGATCAAATGATTAGTTTTTTAAAACCTAAACCGCCCTTTACTGGGCTTTTGAAGGGTAGAACTAATAATGTGAAAACAGCCAAAGGTGAAAAGATTTCTACTGTCTTTGCTTTAGTCGATATTGATCAAGTCATTGCATCTCATACGGCGACAGGTGCAGAAAACCCAAACTATCCGCAAGAATTGCAGCCACGAGATCGAAGTCGAGAATCATCACAAGCATGGGTACAGAAAACTGCTAATGATTTAGATCCCGAAAGCCTTGGCCGCTCAGGACGGGCAGATACGGGAGCACCAATAATTGGCGATGATTTAGTAGTTGAATCAGGAAATGGCCGAACCATGGCAATCAAGCTTGCATATGAGCGTGGTACCGCAGATGAGTATAAGCAATGGTTGATTGATGAAGCCGACTACTTTGGGTTTAGCAGTGAGCAGATCCAAACCATTGCACAGCCAATATTGATACGGATTCGTAATACTGAGATCGATAGAGCTCAATTTGCGATTGATGCTAACCAAGACGATAAGTTGTCATTTACTGCTACAGAGCGGGCTAAAGCAGATGCAAAGCGATTAGATGAAAATTTACTTGCTCTATTTAATCCTAGTGAAGACGGTGATTTACTAGCAGTAAGTAACCAAAAGTTTATTCAAGGTTTTTTAACCAAATTAGGTGATACAGAAGCAGCCCAGTACACCACGAAAGATAAAAAACCAACACAAGCACTGATAAACAGAATCAAGGCCGCAATTTTTAGTAAAGCTTACAATGATGATCGTTTGCTAGAGATGATGGCTGATCATACAAAACCAGATCTTCAAAATATGCTTAATGCGCTTGGTGTTGCTGCGCCTAAATTTATTGAAGCGCAAGCTATAAGTCGTGGAAATGTTCAAGATATATCGGATCAAATCGTTGATGGAATGGAGCAAGCCATTGATCAACGTGTTGCTAATGCAATTATTGATGCAGCAAACACCATTTTATCTGCAAAGCAAAATGATCAAGATATTGTTGAGTTTGTAAAGCAGCAAGGGCTTTTTGAGGATCTAGGAGAAGGTGTTGCTGAGCTCGCCGTATTTCTCGCTAAGAATAGCCGCAGTTCAAAAAAAATGAGTATGTTATTTAAAGCATTAGCTGAATTTGCAGAGAAACAGGCTTTAGATAGCAGCAATGTAGGTTTGTTTGGTGAGCCTGAACCAGTAAGTGTAAAAGATGCTATCCAATATGCACAACAAGTGCTTGGTGATGATTTCATTAGTGTGCAAATGTACGATTCTTTGATTGAGTCCAGTAGCTCAAGTAGCCCTAAGATAATTAGGTTAACAAAAGAAGGGGCTGAACGTTTTAACAGTGCTTTGAAAATCAAAGTTGCTCAAGGTGATGACATTGAAAAACCAGAAGTAAACAAAATTAATGACATCCTATTCGAAGGATTAGATATTTAGTTCTGGAACCTACTGAAAATTAAGTACTTACGATCATTCAACATAGGAATATAAAGTTCCTATGTTGAGGGATATATGTCCAATTTTAAGCTCAAACCAATTACTAAAGATACTGTATTGGTTGCGATTTATTACATGATTGATTTCATGCATTTTCAGAGCAATATTGCTCGGTTTTTCCTTCTTATCATCCATAAGCAAATAGAACTTAACTTGCCTGTAGCGAAGCAAGCATTATCCTTTGCACGTCAAGAAAGTGACTTTCCAAAATTGGATGAAGTAGTTGAAGTCTTATATGCGGAAGCTATCAAAAACATTGATGAATCAGTTATTGAACACCTAAATAACGGTTCGAGAAATGTTATTGATCAGCTGGAGATTATTGTCTCCCTTTTTGCATGTGAAAAAGAGCTGAAGCCTTACACAACTAAAAAGAATAAAACACTACAGGTTATTGGCCTAAAAGGCATCAAATTAACCAAAGCTAAAGAATATGACCCTTATGCCTTTTATTCTCAGGGTGAAATTTTAGTACGTTCAAAACATCTTAAAGCCATTCCAGACTCACTTCTTTCCGAAGATCAGCAACTAGTAAAAGGGTTATTCTCCTATGTATCAAATACCAATTCAGATGTGGAATCAGTTGGCGAATTTCGTTTCAGATCCAGAGGACCAATTGTTTCTGCAAATGGATCAGGAAAAAATGAACTCGAGACTGCAGAAGCAATCAGAAATGATGGAGAAACTGGGGATCTCAGAAACAGTAGTACTGGCTTATCAAAAAGTGATGATGCAAGTTTACTTGGCGGCCGAAATCCAAGAAATGAATCTTCAGATGGAGATAGTAGAACCAGTACTAACCGGATTAACAGCAGCGGAAGCGGTGAACTATCTGGTAAGAGATCATCTCTTAAACGAGCAAGAGATCGATCAATTGTACAAACTGCTAAATCAGTTAGAGCTGCCATAGATGAAAAGCTGGAAGCTCAATTAAAAGCAGATAATGTTGAAACTGTTTGGAGTGATGCTTCAAATATTGATGAAGCTTTGCCATATCTACAACCTGCACAGCGTGGGGATGTTTTTAAAACGGAAAAGCACTTAATCGAGGAAAATAAGAAGGGTATTCTTTTTACAAATGGCACAGGTACAGGCAAAACCTTTACTGGGCTGGGTGTTGCAAAGCGTTTTATTAATGCTGGTCTTAAGAATATTTTGATTGTTACCCTAAACGATAAAATCGCTAATGACTTTGTAAAAAGTTCAAGTCCTTTGCATATAAAGGCTTATAAATTAAAAAGCATTAAAGATAACGGCGGTGATGAGCACTCAGTAGTGGTCACAACATTTGCTAATTTTGGTCAAAACACAAGTTTGGTTCATAAACATTGGGATCTTATTTTAATTGATGAAGCCCATACTCTTTCACAATCATCTGATGGTAAATCAACTGCAGCCTTAAACAAGCTACGAGCATTAACAGGTCATTTGCGAGGTTTTAATGAATGGTTTGATAATAAATTTGAAGATCAGATGCCTACTGAAGAACTCGATGAAAATGGCAAAGAAACTGAACAATACCTAACTGCTTATAACAAAATGCAGGTCCTTAGAAATGAACAAAGAAAAATCTGGAATCTGAACTGGAAACACCAGAAAAGTAAGTGCAAAGTTGTTTTCTTATCTGCTACGCCATTTAGTTATCACTTTTCACTTGATTGGGCGGAGGGCTATTTATTTGATTATATGTCACCTTCTGTATCTATTGATGACCAAGGTAATTTAGCAGAAGGTTTTGATAAGGCTCGAGAGCACTTTTATATGGGAAATCTTGGATATCGAAAACGATATGGTAAGTTGACCCGTCCAGAGGCCAAGGTGGATACGGGTGTACTTGAAATACAGTTTGCTGAAAATCTTAAAAACACTGGTGCCATGTCTGGACGCGATTTAGAAGTTAATTTTGACTATGATCGTAAATTTATTCTAATAGGCTCTCGTGTTGGTGAACTTATTGATGAAGGTTTAACTTATCTTCGCAATGGTTATAAAGAAATCGAAGGACATAAAACACGAACTTTTGAAGAATGGGCTGCTCAGACTGGAAAACCAACAACAGGCTGGGGACGTCATGCATCGATGCAAGAATATGATCGTTTATTCACTGGAAATCGTTTTAAAAATATATACGAAATTATTGCAAAGCGATTTGATTATTTAGCAAGACGCCGTTTGTTAGAAGCTATTAAAGCTGAAGCTTGTGTTGATATGGTGAAAAAGCACTTAGCATTAGGCCGTAAAGTAGTTATTTTCCATGATTATAATGAAGGTGGTGGTTTTGCACCTTTCTTAATTAGTCAGCTTGATATCGAAAAATATGAGAGCCATTTAAGGTATGATATTGAGCTTGAATATAATTCATTCAAGGAAACTCGCCCAGATCTTGTGAATCTCAATCTTGACTACGATTCACCAGTTGAGACCTTAAAGAAAGCATTTCCAAATGCTCTATTATTTAATGGCCGCATTTCAAAGCAACAACGTGAATCTAATGTAGGGTTATTTAATACAGATGGTAGCGGGCACGATATTCTTATTCTGCAGTCAGATGCTGGTTCAACTGGAATTAGCTTGCATGATACGACTGGTAAACATCAGCGAGTTCTAATTAATATTGGGCAGCCAACAAAGCCAGCCAAGTTAAGACAGACAGAAGGGCGTATCTATCGAACTGGACAAGCATCGAATGCTATTCAGAGATACTTAACTACTGGTACTGCATGGGAACGGGCTGCATTTGCAGACACGATTGCTGGACGGGCAGAAACGGTAGATAACTTTGCAAAAGGAGCTGATGCTGTAGTAAGTATCAAAGAAGCGTTAATTCAGGCTTATGAAGATGCTAAATATGAAGAGCCAAGCCTAAATGATGGGATTGGTGGTAAAGCGTATGATGAAGAAAATGCCCGTATTGCCAAGCTAACGCCATTTGATCAAGCTCTAACATTCTACTATGCAAAAGGCAAACGTTCTGAAAGTCGTGATAATCGTGAAGGTAAGGAATGGTATGCCACACCAGAACCTCTCGGATTCAAAATGATTGAATGGGCAGGGGTGCACACAGGCGATTCTGTGCTTGAACCTAGTGCTGGTGATGGAGCTATTGGTCGTTTTGTTCCGCAGGATGTAGAGCTGACAATGATTGAACCGACCGAATCTTTAGCTAGTCGGGCTCAAATGGCAAATACAGGTGCTAAAGTAATTGTCGATACATTCGAGTCTTTAGAGACTTTAAATAAGTATCATGCGATTGTAATGAATCCACCGTTTGGACATGCTGGAACGCTGGCAATTCAACATATCAAGAAAGCTTTTGGTCATCTTTATGATGGTGGTCGTATTGTCGCATTGGTACCACGTGGTTCAATGGATTCAAAAGTTGACGAGTTTATTGAAAGCACACCTGGTGCAGTTCTGACAGCTGAAATCTGGTTGCCTCAATCGACCTTTAAAAATGCTGGTACCGCCGTTTCAACTCGAATCATCATTATTGAAAAACATGCAGGCTCTAATGATGTACCTATTACACGAGAATTAGACTTTACACATCTTTCAAGTGTGGAAGACCTCTTTTCTGAAATCCGTGATATCGCAATGCCTCCAAGAAAACTACGCATTGACGAGCAGCTTGCTAAGTATGAACTTTATGTTAGAACTGAACGTAGTAAGTATGTTTTCAATGGTGACGGTGTTGATAAACCTCAGATCAAGAATATCATGCTGAAATTTTGGGGCTCAGAAGTTAATGAGTTTGATGAAATTGTTATGCCTTATAACAAGACTGCAGAAATCATCAAGAAAATTGATGAGTTTGAACAAGAAAACGACATTAATTTAGCTGCTTGAGTTTAAGTTGAAAGATACGCCTATAATGGGCGTATTTTTTTAATTATTTAAAAGACTTGAAAGTAAAGGGGGTAGCCTAAATCATATAAAACTAAATCGAATTATCAAACAATGGTATACCTATGAACTTTGAAAATATTAAATCTTTGCTAGAAAACAATAACTGGCATCTAGTAAATGGGGAGCGTCGATATATTTCTAAAGATGATGTTTATTTAAGTTTTTGGTTAGGTGAAGAAACTGTAGTCGAAGACTTTAATCTGCCAAGAAATTTACATTCTTTTGATGGATATTTATCTCAACTTGCTCAAATCGCTAAAATTGAGGAAATGAGCGGTGCATTTGAATACAATTCAGTAAAACTTGAGAATTTCAAGTTATATAAGTTCTCAGGTCATGTGCATCGCCATGGTTCTAAGAAACCTATTTCAGTTTACTTTACGGCCCATCCTGATATTAATGATGATAAGACAGAGATTGATATGTTTAGTAAAGCTTTAATACATGCTTTAAATGATAAGTATGCATTGAATTTAATTAATCAATGCACTGATGATTAATTTCGAATTATTCAATTACTTCTAATTGGAACTGTTGAGTTCTACTAATAAACTTATTCTCAATAATAGTCCTATCTTTTATGGTAGGACTTTTTTATGTCCAAAGCTTTAGCTTATGCACCAGCTGTCAATACAGCTAAAACAAAGTTGCCCAGTACTGAATCAGATCCTTTCTATGGCTCAATTTCAAAGCATAAATATGCGGAATTTTCACTTTGTGATAAAGATGGTAACCCAGTAGCATCACCAGTAATTCGTGCTTTATTGACTGACGGCGACAAAAGTATTGAGAGCCAATGGCAAACTCCATTTGAAAATAGCAATCCAGAACTAAAGATGCCTATGTTGATGGCTAACTTGCAAACTGGGCAGATGCTTCAAGCTGCTGCAACGCTAGGAGAGAACTCGCCATTCATGTCAGCATTAAGTGATATGGCATCAGGACCTTTAGCAACGGCTGAAAATGCGCTTAAGAGCGTTGAAGGGCGAACAAATTTAACCAAAGTGAATACAACTCAAGTATTCCTATCAACATCTTCAGTACGCCTTAATTTATCAATTTTTTTCTTGGCATTAAGTGATGCGAGATCCGAAGTTGAAGACAAGATTATGCAATTAGAGGCTTGGAGTTTACCAGTATCATTATCCTCTGATTCTACGCTGCAAAATGTCGTTAATGATTCAAATACAACTTTAGAAGGTTTGTTTTCAGGGGTTATCCCACCTTTTGTATCTCTTACTACACATGGCAAAACTTATAAACCTTTTATTATTGAAAGTGTTTCAGCACCAATAGTTGCACCAATTGATGAAAAAGGTAACCGGTTAAGTTTAGCAGTCAATATTAGTTTAATGAGTCGAACTGCATGGGACTCAAAAGACATTTACTCATTATATGGAGGCAACTAATGATTACATTTGATCCTGTGCCAGTTGGTGAAAATACCTTTCTAATGCAAGAGCTAAGTTTTGAACAGTGTCTTAAAATTTCAATCATTGCACCAAATTTTAATGAAAAAAGACTTACAGCTTTTCTTAAGTCAGCTTTAGACAGTGGGGACCCTTTACTTTTAACAATTCAGGAACGTTATCTGCTTCTGCTTAAGTATCTTGAAAAACAAAGTAATACCATGTTGGAAGTGAATACAGACTGGTCTAAAGTTTTCCTTCAATCAGAAAATAATTGGAAAACTGAAATTACTCAAAATGGAGTTACGGTTAGACAGCTTATTGGAATGGAAGCGGAGTTCTTAGAGGCAAATTGCAAGAATGTCGCTGAATGGATTGCCTGCATGATGTCATTTCAGTTGAGTTATTCTAATCATGAGCACTTAGCTTTATTACCTGATAGAACAAATCCTCAATTATTTGAAGAACAATTTAAGCAGCGGCTAGATTTTATTAAGAAAATGCCAGCTAGTGATTTTGATTTGTGTTATCAGGATTTTAATAATTTAAACAATGAGTTGTTTACTCATTTAAGGTTAAGTGTTGATAACCACGGGATATTAGTAGAAAGAGGTGCAGATGACGCGCCTGCACGATTTCGCACCGCTTCCGTTTTTACAGGAATCATCAAAGAGTTGGACCGATCTTTTGCTTGAGACAGCAAGTAGTATTTCTGAAAACTGTCCAATGACTTTATCAGATGTATTGAAAATGCCTTTAAGTTTTGAAAGTACTTATTTCAATTCATCTGCATGGGAAACCCGTAAGAAGAATCTAGAAAATGACATTGAACGTCACAACGCTTTTATAAAGTTGGGTCAGGAAGTCATTAAAGGTCTTAATGCTTTAGCTAGTAGAAGTCGATAAAAAATTAATAATTAAAAAGCCTGAATTAATCAGGTTTTTTTTTCGTGCTTTGTATTTGGAACCATACTCTATTTAAAACAATAACACTTGCAAAAATAGCCACAAATGAAATCTGGGGAATAGGCCATGTCTGAGCATCAGACACTTGAAATCACACTCACTAGCTTTGCCAATAAAACAACTTTTTTGAGTGGCATTGCTAGTGCAATTGGTTCTTTAGCATCTTTCAATTGGTTGAGCTATACAGGTGCAATTGTTGCTGTTGCAGGCCTATTCATCAGCTTTGTTTTTCAGTGGAGACGTGATCGTCGGGAACGTAAGGAAAGTGCACTTCGTGAAAAAGTGAGCAAATTACGTGAACAAGAAAGCGAACTGCGTATCAAGGCTCTTTTAAATGAGCAAATGAATCAACAAGAGAGGAACGATGAATGAAGTTCATTGAAAATAGTGCTTGGAAGTACCTTTCAGTCAAGTTGCCCGCAGTAGGTGCATTCATCATGCTTATTCTGCTACCAGCATTACAATGGGGGGTAGATTATCAAGTTATCCCTGAAAAATATCATGCGTTTGTGACTGGTACTTTAATGCTGGGCCTGTCATGGATCGGAAAGAAAATTTCTCAGCCGCGTATTAACGGACCTCAATTAACGGGCCAGTTAGTAGGAATCAACACTTTAATGAATATTCCTACACCGACAAAGCTTGACGAATTAGCTTGGATAGCTGAAGCAAAAAAACATATTGGTCTGCAAGAAATACCAGGTAAACAGCACAATCCAACTATTTTGAAATGGTTAAAAGAGCTTAAAGCTTGGTGGGCGGATGATGAAACAGCGTGGTGCGGTACTTTCGTTGCTCATTGCTTGAAATCAGCTGGTATTGCTTATCCTAAGCATTGGTACCGTGCATTGGATTACGTGAATTGCGGTGCAAAACTAACAAAACCTGCTTATGGTTGTGTTGCTATTAAAACCCGTAAAGGTGGAGGCCATGTTTGTTTTGTCGTAGGACGTGATAAGACCACTGGGAAACTTGTTTGTCTTGGTGGTAACCAATCAAATAAAGTGTGTTACGCGCTATATAATGATTCAGATTTCCAAGAGTTCCGTTGGTATGGACATACTCCTCAACCAGCAAGTAAGCGTTACACCTTACCGCTATTAAGCGGAGTGACAGCAATTAGAGTTACTGAAGCATAA